TACTCTTCTAACTCTTGTTGATTGCCACATCTGATAGGAGACTCTTAATGACTAAAACTTATACAGGAAAGGATATCAAAGTTCTGGATGAGGTATTACATATACGACTAAATCCTGGTATGTATATAGGGGATACCTCAAATCCAGTTCATCTTGTTGAAGAAGCATTGGATAATGCTTTAGACGAATGTTTAGCAGGGCATGCTACCATTGTAGCAGTTAATATTGATACAAAGACAAATACATATTGTATATTAGATAATGGTAGGGGTATTCCTATTGATAATGATACTCCAATTACCATATCAACTAAGTTGTTTTCAGGTGCTAAATTTCAAGATAGTAAGTCTGCATATTTGATTTGTAGTGGACTTCACGGTGTTGGATTAGTTGCTTTGAATGCTTTGAGTTCGTTATATATTATTGAAATTTATCGCGATGGAAAACATGCAAAATATGTATTTGAAAACGCAAAACTGAAAGAAAAGAAGATTCAATCGTTTAACGATAAAGCTCCGTTTTCGACTAAGATTCAGTTTAAACCAGATAAAAAGATTTTCGAATCAATCTTGCCTGATATAAATAGAATCCGGAAGAGATTGGCTATAGCTTCAGTCGAGCTAGATAAAGTTACATTAGTTCTCAATGTGGATAGTAAGAAAGAAATTTTTACACTCGATTCTATTGGTTACTTTAAAAACGAATGTCTGAATGATTCTGATACAGAAATAACAAAAATCATAGACATTTCTGTAAGTGATGCAATTGAGTCGATGCATGTAAAATTTTGCTATTCATTAAATGGAACTATTGCCCCACGAACTTTATCGTCTGTCAATCTCCTCCCGGTTGATTCCGGTGGGACGCATGTAAACCTTTTTTTGGATATTTTAAAGGATTTATTTACATCTAGAGCTAAAAAGATTGGTTTGAAATTTCAACCATATGATGCGCTTTGTGGTTTGAGATCTCATATTACACTAAAGTTACAAAAACCGGAGTTTTCTGGACAGACAAAAGATAAATTGATTAATAGAAAAGAATCTTTATCAAAATTGTCTTCAAAGTTAAAGCTAGCTATTGATGATTATTTTTCAAAAGATCCAGAGGAATTAGATAGGTTAGTCAATCAGTTTGCAGAGTATAGAAAAAAACTAGACTCTAAAAAATTGAAAGCATCTGGTAATGGAAAACGAGCGTCAACCAGGTTTACAAAACTTAGAGATTGCACATCAGCAAATGGAGAACTATTTATTACAGAAGGTGATTCTGCAGGTGGATCTTTATTACAATGTAGAGATCCAAGATTACATGCTGTTCTTCCATTAAAAGGAAAAATTCCATCAATTGTAAATGCAAAAGAAATTTTGAAGAACCAAGAGATTGGGGAATTGATTCAGGCACTGGGAACAGGAGTTGGACCACATTTTGATATATCAAAGTTGAAATATAATAAGATTATATGTTCTGCTGATGCTGATGAAGATGGTGCTCATATCTTTTGTCTATTAACTATAATTCTCGCTAATTTGGTTCCTGATATAATTAAGAATGGTCATTACTATCTTGCCCAAACTCCTCTATATGCAATTAATAAAGGAAAAACATTTATTCCTTTATGGACAAAAGATGAGCTAGAGAAGGCAAGAAAAAAGGGAGAACCAATAACCAGATTTAAAGGTCTTGGTGAATTATCCCCATGGCAATTAAAAATATGTTTATTAGATCATGGGACAAGACATTTTACTAAAGTAACATATAGTAAAGATATAGATAAGATTATGAAGTTGTTTTCTGATGTAACTGAAAAGAGAAAGTTATTGGAGGAATAAATATGCCATACATTGACAAAGTAGAAAGAGATAAAATAACGAAATGGCTAGAGAGAGCACTAGGAGAAATAGACACAAAGGGCCAACTTTGTTTTGCAATTTATTATTTAATGAAAGAGTTTGCTGAAAGGAGAATGAATTTCGACAACGCTTCAAATAGTCTTATTGCAGCAGACTGTGCAAAATTAGAATTTTACAGAAGAATTATGGCACCATATGAAGACAAGAAAATTGAAGAAAATGGAGATATATAATATGGGACATGACTTACATACAAAATATAAAAAGAGATATACTATTTTAGATAGTATGACAGTGTATAATGTTGGTGTAGATGCAGGGTTGATTGTAATCTCCGATTTGGATTGGTTCAAAAAGAAAAAAGGATATAAATTAGATAAAGATGTATCGTCTATTCACAATATTGAACCAGGAAAATATCATATTGATTGGTCTATTGAAGAAACATGGAATGGACCAGTTTCTGGAGATGGTATTCTTGAAGTAACATCGGGAAAGGTTGTTGTTTCAGATCCATGTTATCTTATCAGTAATGATGATCACAAAGATTGGATGAATATTCTTGAAGAAACTGAGTATTTTCAAAAACCTCCAGAAGGAATGATTGTTTTGGATAAAATGGGTGGAGATGGTTGTTATAATGTAGACATCAAATTTAAGAAACTGAGGATTAAACTTCATGTCTAAAATTGATACCGCTCATGAAATTAGGATCCAAAACACTTTTTATTCATTTCATGATACATATTTATTGCGTGTATATACAGAGGGAATGGAGAAGTTTAATTATCCCAATTTAATGATAGTAGTTCCCGATGTATACATTTACTTCACATATAGAATTTTATACCAAGTGTGTGATTGGATCCTAAATTATTATATGAACAGACCGGAGGATATCACGAATTATTATGTTAATCTTGGAAAAGATTCGGATTATCCTCCGGTCATGTTCACTAAAGTAACCAAAGATGGAAAAGAATATTTAATACTTCAGTCCAGACAAGCTCTAAATAAAGAGGAGTTTGAAAAATCCTTTTTTGAGAAAATTAATATAGAAGGACCAAAAGATTTAGTAATAATAAAAGGGGGAAAGAGTGGATAACCTTATTCGATATTTGTATAAAAGCTACGGAGAGTATGTAAATCATTCTAGAGCATTTCCTCTTTTAACGGACGGACTTAAACCTGTCGAGAGAAGAATCCTTCTTTCAACGTATGAAATAGCAAGAGATAAGTTTGTAAAATCAGCTAGAGTTGATGGTCATTGTATTGGTCACTATCATCCACATGGTTCATCTTATTCAACTATCGTTCAGTTAGTTAACCAAGGATTTTTAGATGGTCAGGGAAACTTTGGATCTAGTGTTGGTGTTGATGATAATCCTCCAGCTGCAATGAGATATACTGAATGTAGATTATCTAAAAAGACAATAAATATGGCGTTTAAATTATTAGACTATGTTCCTTGGATAGAATCAGAATTGGATAAAGAACCTGAGTATCTACCAACTATGTTTCCATTTTGTATTATTGGTCATGAGTATACAGTTGGTATTGGATTTGGATATAGAACTTACATTCCTTGCTATACAGTAGAAGATTTATATAAGCGATTATTATATCTTCTTAAAAAAGAGGTAACGGAACCAATAATAAAACCAATTTCTGATTGTGATATTTTAGCGACAAATGAGGAACTAAAAGAACTACTTACAATAGGAAAAGCCTCTATAAGAGTGAGAGGAAAAATAAAAGTAGATAACGCGCATTGTAAAGCTGTAGTCAAATCTTGGCCTCCTGGAAGGAAATTTGAATCATTTCTTTCTAAGTTTACAAAAGAGTTGGAGAATCAGGATATTGGTTTTACAGATTTATCTACATCTGAAACAAATATTGTATTTGAAGTTCTGAAGCAGAGAAATAGAGATGAGATATTTAAGAATTTTGTGGAGAAACTAAAAGATTCTCTTACAGGATCAATTTCTTTTGAAACAATTGTAGTTGATCGAAACAGAAGGGTTAGAAATATTTCCATAGATGAAATGATATTGAATACATATCATATGTTTGAAAAAACAAATGAAGCAATGTTAAAGAGTGAAGTAGAGAGAGTTGATTCTTTAATTAAAGAAAATCTAATTCTTGAAAAAATCAAACCGGTATTGTCCTCTTATATGAAAATTAAAGATTTTAAATTTGATGAAGCAGTAAAAAATATTTCTGATAAATCCAAAATAGACGAAAAAATTGTAAGGGACCTGCTACAGAAATATAGGATTTCAAAACTCCTTACAACGAATACAGATATAAAAGAATTAGAGGGAAAGAAAGGGGCAATTAAGAATAATTTAAATAACTTGTCTAAATACGTACTAAATCAATATAATGAAATTTGTCATACTTAAATAAATTATTTGATTAAATCTGTTAGTGAATTGGAGGTTTTATGTTGCCAGTTAAATTTTGTAGAATATGCGAAGGTACTGGTTTAGAACTTGTTTGTGTATCAATTTCTGGTTCAGCTAGATATAAATTAGTTTCATGTACTGGATGTAAGGGAACTGGATATAGGACATGGATAGATGAAATTATTAGACCTGAAGAAAGTGGGAAAACAAATGAAGACACCAGAACCATGGCAATGGACTGAGTTAAGAGCTGAAATTATTAAGAATGGTTTTATTCCATGCCCAGTTTGTTATGGGACAAAACAAAATGTAATAACTGGAAGAAAGGTTTGTGAAGACTGTGGTGGGAGAAAGAAAAAAGAGAAATTTATTAGAGGTGTGAGGAGTGGAGTGTTCATTCCCTGTAATAGGTGTGATGAAGATGGAACACACTATTATGCAAAGTGGATAAATTGTGAATATTGTAAAGGTACTGGATATAGAACATGGGTAGACAAGATACTTCGTCCCGTAAGTGCTCAGTATGTGGAGGAAAAGGAGTATTAAATATTTTACACACAAAAAGAAGATGTCTAAATTGTTACAATGAATATGATGGAATTAGAATAGATAAAGATCGGGTTATCTATTCATTATCGGTTACTAGATCAAAATGCCATTTTTGTATGGCTGTTTCTGTTATTGAAGAAATGGAATCAGTTCTTGTTTATTGTTCAAATTGTTCTGGAACAGGAGTCAGAACATGGGTTGATAAAATTATTAGACCATATAAAAGATCTAGATTTGAAAATGAACTATTAAGAACTGTATTACAAAAAGGATAAGAAAGGCATGAAAATAAATGATAAACTTAGATCCAATTACTTGTAAAGTCTGCAAAGGAGAGGGATGGTATATAAGAGAACATGATATTGAATGTGTATATTGTGGAGGAGAGGGTGTAGTTTTTAGTAATAAGTTACAAAGAAATTTAGATTGTCACTATTGCCATGGACGTGGATACGTACATGGTTTTAATCATTATAAATGTATCTTTTGTAAAGGATCAGGTAAAAGATATTGGCTTGATAATATAATTAGACCTATAAGTGAGGAAAGGAATTAATATAATGGTAATTTCTCATGGAGAACCCTTAGTGAATGTAAATGATGAGTATCCTGAACCTTATCTGTGGAAAGAATTTAGAATGGAACCAGCTATTAGACACAGAACATGTCTCAAGTGTAAAAATACTATTATTCCTGGTGAAAAATGTTTAAAATTTCGATATGGTAGTTCGTATTATAAAGTAACAGCAAATCTATGCAGAAATTGTATGTTGAGAATGGTACATGAATAAAATAGACATAAAGATGGATAAAGAATATGTTTGTATTGAATGCTTCGGTGATGGAAAAGAAATTATAAAAACAACATTAAAGTGTAAGTCCTGTAATGGATCAGGGATTTTACTTTATGAGAATAATCTTAGCAACAAATTAGATATAATGTCTTGTTTAGTGTGTAAAGGGACAGGAAAAGTTTACGAATGGATTGTTAAATCATGTTCATATTGTAAAGGTAATGGATATAGAAGTTGGATAGACTACATACTAAGACCAAATCAAAAAGAAAAAGAGGTGTGTAATGTTTAGAATTAGAAAAAGTTTTAAAGTTCCTGTTGGTCATAGATTAATGAAGCATAGTGGGCTTTGCAAAAATATTCATGGGCATAATCTTAAAATTGAAGTTCAATTATCATGTCATGGATTGGATAATAATGATATGGTAATGGATTTTGGAAGGCTGTCAGATTATTTTAGTTCATTAATTGTTATTCTGGATCATTCAATTTTGTTGAATTCTGAAGACACAAAAACAATTTCGTTCTCTGAAACTTGCGGTGATCCTGGAAAGAAAGTTATCACATTTGAAAATTCCGACCCAACAGCAGAAGTACTAGCTTGTTATATTTATAACCAACTTATTTCTTGGATAAGAGCAAATGAGAAATATATAAATCTAGATTATGTAGCTGTTTGGGAATCAGATGATGCCGTAGCAATTTTTGACGGTTGTGAGAAGGATGTAAAATGATTCTAAAAAGAACCTCAGGAATTTGTATTCCAAAAGAACTAGAAAACGAAACATTCTACAAACATATAAAAGAAAATTTGACTAGAAGGTTTCGTAACTATGGAGACTCTTCATTTACTTATCATAGTTTCTTTGTTGAAGATGATAAGATTCTTAAAATTCCTAGGTTCTTTCCAATTTGGGATTACATAAATTGTAAACTTGAAAATAGTTTTGGACCTGGAGAAGATATAAAAATAAGTCACCATATTACTTTAAGAGACGAGTTACAAAAAAATATAGTGTCTTATTTAATGGAGAATAATCGAGGGATTATTCAAGCTTCTCCAGGTTCTGGAAAGACAGTAACAGGAGTTTGTTGTGTAGCAGAGAGAAAGAAGAAAACTTTTATATTAGTACATCGAGATAGTTTGGCGGATCAATGGAAAGGACCAGGAACAAAGGAGAAACCACAAGGATTTCTTGCATTTACAGATTTGAAAGATGATGAAGTTGTTAGATTAACATCATCTAATTTTGAAGACGCACTTAAAAAATCAGTAATTATATGTACGGATCAAACATTCATATCTCTTCTAAGAAGAAATCGTGCTAATTTTCTCATTGCTCTCAATAAAGCAAATATAGGAATATTTATTGCAGATGAGGTTCATACAACAGTAGGGGCTCCAACATTTGCCGAATGTTCAATTCATATTCCATCAGCCATTGCATTTGGATTTAGTGCAACACCTTACAGATATGATGGAAATGGTGATATTATTGAGTATCATTTGGGAGAAGTGTTTGAGCCAGAAGGAAAAGCAACTGTAATGGATGCTAGAGTTACAGTGATGCTATTTGATTATGAAATATCAAAAAAGAGTTTCTATTATGTCCATTGGGGTGGTTATTTTCAAAGAGCGAGATACTTGAATTTGTTGAGAAGGTCTGAGATGTTAGAAAAAGTTTCAAAATCCCTTCTTGAAAAATTTATTAAAGATAATAGAGATATTGTATATATAACTGAAAGAATAAATCATATAGATTCTTTATATAAATGGGCACCTACAGGGAGTAAAACAAGATTTATAAGTGGTGATAAAATTGATGTTTTGGATTCTAAGCTAGTTTTCTCTACACCAGGGAAGATGCGAGATGGAGTAGATATTCCTAAAAAGGATTGCCTAATAATGTTAACACCAATAAATAATATTGAACAAATGTGTGGAAGAATAGTTAGAGTATCTAAAAATAAGGAGCAACCAATTATTATTGACTTGGTAGATATAGGAGAAAAAGAAATTTCAAAGCAATTATCAGCAAGAGTATCTTACTATGAAAAGCAAAAATGGAGTATAAAATATATTTTATTAACAAGTGATGGAAATATGAGAGAAATTTCAAAAGACGAAGTTCTAGAAATAGTAAGGAGAACAAATGAGTAAACTAAAATATATAGCGATTATATTATCTATTATAGCTTTGTCTGCAGTTATTGGGGAATGCGTAAAACACACAATGGGGTGGTAAGATGAAATTTGTCTATTCAGCTGACTGGCATCTTTCAGGTTATAGTCAGGATAAAATGATAAATAAACTTCCTGAAAGATTATATGAGAAGAAAATTGTACAAGAAAATATTGGAAAGTATTGTATTACTAATAATATTAAAACTGTAATTGTTGGTGGTGATATATTACACAATAAAAATATTATTCACTCTATTGCCCAATCAGTAATGCTTGACTTTTTCAGATCACATCAAATGCTAGATTTTATTGTTTTAGATGGAAATCATGATTTATCTGGAAAAGGAGAAGATGTAGTATCTGCGTTGAAGTCATTGGATAATGAACCAAATGTTAGAAGAATATACGAACCAACTATGATTGAAAATATGTTTATTGTTCCATATTCTGATAACATGATAGATATAATTAAAAAGAATAGTTCTAAGTATCTTATTTCTCATTTTGGATTAAATGAAGCAACATTTAATTCTGGTGTTAGTATTGTTTCAGATATTAGTATAAAAGATTTAGTTGGAAAATATAGATATGTTCTTCTTGGTCATTACCATAAACCTCAAGAAATTATTAAAGATGATATTGAGATATACTATACAGGATCTATAACTCAAAATGACTGGGGGGAAAAAGGAGAAGAAAAGAGATTTTTGGTTGTTGATACAGAAACTGATTCTATTAAATCTGTTCCAACTATTGGATATAAAAAGTTTTTTGATTTTCAGATAACAAACGAAAATAAGGAAGATATCATAAAGAAAGCAAGACAACTTAAAGAAGAAGGTCATAGCGTTAAAATTACAAAGAAGGAGGAAGTTAATTTAGCAGATATTAGTGAAGAATTTGTAGTTATTGATAAAACTGAAAAAGATATTACAAATAGGGGAGTAAATTCTACTATGTCAATGAGAGATAAACTTTCTAGATATGTAGAAATAAATGGAATTCCCGAGGAAAAAAGAGATATTTACTTACAGGAAGCACTTTCTATAATTAACTCACTATCTGAAAGGAAATAAATATGCCATGGAATAATGGAATTTTCATAAGTTTCTATACTGATAAAGAATATAATAAAATAATATGGCCAAATAGGTATATGATAAAACAAAATAAATGGAAAAGTAAGAGAAGAAGAGTGGAAAACATACAAAAGGTTAGTTCACTAAATGGAGAATATAGTATTTGTTCATCTTGTGATGGGAGTGGTTTCTCATACTATAATTTTTACGCAGGGTGTAATATATGTAAATGCACAGGACTAATTGATTGGATTTCAAGGATACGATAAGGAGAAATAAAGTTGAGATCTGTAGAATTTAAAAAAGTAGGTATGCAGAATTTCTGCTGTTACACGGATCTAATGGAGTTTGAGTTCAAGAATGATAAAATTGTAATGATTACTGGACCAAATGGTTCTGGAAAAACTACAATTTTTGATTCTATTCCATACACATTTTATGGAATAACACCAAAAAATTTAAAGGGGGATGATGTAGTTAATAATGTTGTTGGAAAAGATTGTTATACATATGTTGAATTTTATATTGATGATGATCATTATAAATGTGAAAGGTACTGTAAGTATACAAAAATTGGAAATACAGTTATTTTGTCCCTAAATGGAAAAAAAATAAAAAAAGGTCATAATGAAGTAGTAGCAGAAATTGAACGAATTTTACTCCCACAAAAATTGTTTTCAAATACAATACTGTTCGGTCAGAAGGTAAAAACTTTTTTTACAGACCTTCCAGATTCTGAGCAGAAAGAAATATTTAGAAGAGTATTGCAATTGGATGACTACCAATTGTATTATGAAGAGACAAATAAGAGACTAAAAGGTCTTGAAGAAGATGTAACGAGCTTGACGAACCAAAAAAACATCAATGAAGGTTTACTGGCAGAAATTAAAAAACAGATTGAACATATAAAGATAGATAGAATAAATTTTTATACAAGAAAAAAAGAAGAACTAAATACTTTAAATAAAAATATCTCTGATTTTGAAGATACTCTAAAACAGTATAATGAAAGATATCTTAAATTTGGAAATGAATTAGAAACTGAAAAAGAAAAACTTTTGTCTAAGGAAATGGAATTAAGAAATATCTTTCAAAATGCTCAGAATAAATTGGAAGCTGAGATTCTTTCAATAAGAGATAGGAAAAGGGCTAAGGAAGCAGAATTAATTTCTTCTGCTACAGAAGCTAGGTCAAAAGAAACGCAAGAGGCAAATAAACTGATTGACTCATTAAAAGACAAATTATACGAGAGGACAAACAAACTTGAGGATGAAGTTACGGCAATAAAAATGAGATTAGAAAAACTAGATTTGATGGTAAAAGTAAATACAAAGAGAATATCGAATCTAGAATCTGAAAAAGAACCTCTCGTTAGTGGTGTAACAGATTCTATATGTCCATTATGTAAACAAAGTATTCAAAAACATACAGTTGAAGAGATACAGTTTAAAATTTCCGAAATAGATCGTAATATCGAACTTTTGAAGTCAGAGATTGAAAATGCAAAAGAAGAAATAAGATCCTCTATGACAAAAAAGGAACAGCTTACAGAAAGTATAAACTCAATTAAGAAAGAAATTGTGGATGAAATACGAAAAGTAGAATCTTCTTCAGCGGAAAAGATTTCTTCTATAAACGAAAGATTGAAAGATAAGTTAAAGCAATTATTAGATATAGAATTGAGAATGATTGAAAAAGTAAAAGCCGATTATAACGAGGAATCATCTTCAGTTAAAAAAGATCTAGTTGAGTTACAACCAAAAATAGAGAAGATAAATATTAAGATACTTGAAAAGCAGAAGTACTTAGAGATGATTAATGAAGTTAAAGCTAAAATTAAGGCGACGTTAGAAACTATTGCTAAGAAAGAGGTAGAAGAATATGATGACACATTCTTAAACAGTCAGATTGAGAAAGAGAAAGAAGTAGAGAAAAGTATTGAAAGATGTAGAGTTTCTCTCTCTGAAATTGAAGATAAATATGATGTTTTAAGATTTTGGAAAAGTGGTTTTTCAATGAGTGGAATTCCAAGTATGTTAATTGATGAAACAATTCCATTTATGAATAAGAGAATTATGGAATACTTGGAGGCAATAGGTGGGAGGTATATAGTATCATTCGATACTCTAGGAGAAAATAAATCTGGTGAAATAAGAGATAAAATTACAATTAGGGTTCTGGATACAGTTACAAAAGCAAATATGAGAAAACAGCTATCTGGAGGTCAGACAAGAATAATTGATATAGCTACTATTTTGACATTATCTGACCTGCAGAATATTGTTCAAGATATGAAAATGAATATAATACTCCTAGATGAAATATTTGACTCATTAGATGATAAGAATATCTCATATGTATCAAACCTTTTAAGATCTCTCACAAAGGGAAAATCAACAAATATTATTAGTCATAGGGCAATAGATCTTATTGACTGTGATGAAGTATTACAATTATTCTAAGGAGAATTTATGACACCGCAACTTTTGGTTCTGACAAATGGTGAGAAACTAATCTGTTACTTTGAAGTAATAGAAGAAAGTGGAAGAACTCTTGTTAAACTAACCAAACCAATGGCAGTAAAAGAAATGGTAACACATGAAGGAATTAGTTATTTACTTCTTCCATTTCTTCCAATGCAAGGAGATGAAATCACAGTTAGATATGATTCTATCATTGTTCTTCCAATTGATGCTGATAAGAGACTGGCAGATCAGTATATTGCTCAAACATCTAATCTAGTTATTCCAACAGGAAATAGAATCGAAAAACCAAAGATCATGAAATAACGGAGTTGTTTATGACGAAGGATATGGTTCATATTGTTAGTTGGTTATTAACTAGAAAATGTAATTTGAAATGCTCATATTGTAGAATAGTAAGGAATTATAGGGATATTCCAGAAGAATATCCACAAATTTCTTTATACCATAAAAACGAAATGTCAACAGAAATGATTCTCAAGGGATTAGATAGTTTTAAAAAACATAATTCTAGTTCATTTCATATATTGTATGGAGGTGAACCATTACTAAGAAAAGATCTTCCTGAAATAGTTCATTTCTGTAATACAAATGATATTAACTATACAATTATTACTAATAACAGCAATGATGTGCAACCAATGATAGAAAATTTATTAACAAAAGTAAACTATATCACAGGATTAACATCATCTGTAGATCCAGTTATATTTGATAAAGCAGCTACAGGTGACAGGGTAGAGAAAAGTATTGCTGGATTAAAAAGACTTACTGAGTTTATTGGTATAATAAAAGATTTGGTTGCAGAGATTACAGTTGACAATGACACATTACCATTTCTATTTCCATTAGTTGAAAAACTTACTGAACTGGGTATTAATAGTGACATAACATTTATTGATATTGCAAAAAGTAAGTACTATGATTTTTCCAATGTTACAGATAAAAATCTTTTAGTTGAAAAGTCACAATATGTTCAAGAACAACTGAAAAAAATTATAGATGCTGACTTAAATGTTCATATGGCAGAAGTATTACTTCCAAAGATATATAATGATCTTCCATCTAATATGGATTGTGAAATTGAAAAGAATATTCATAACCTATCTATTGATGCAGATGGAACAATACGACTGTGTTTGAGAATTAGAGGTGTAGATACACCAAGAAGAATTAATCTCAGTAATTTATTTGAAAAAGATTTCTCTTTGAATCCAAGGTTGAAACCAATGCTTACAAGAGATAAGTTACATTATTGTCGTCTATGTAACTGGACTTGTATGAGAATGAGTCAAATAATAGCTTCAAACTCTGAAATGACATCTGATTTGATTCATTCTGAAAGGAGAAAGTGACGTGTCAGAAACAATAACTTCTGCAATAGATTTTTTAAATAAAATTAAAGTAGAGAAGACTGTTTCTATTAAATTCAAAAAATTGGATGGAACTGTAAGACTAATGCATTGTACATTAGATTTCTCTAAAATTCCAAAAGAGAAACATCCAAAGGGTGTTGATTTGGCAAAGATTCTAAAACTTATTAATGATAAACATATTTTAAGAGTATATGATATAGAGAAACAAGATTGGAGAAGTGTTCCTTTTGATAGAGTTGATTACCTTGTTACTCCTTCTAACAAGAAGTCTTATATAATAAAGTTGAAATAGGAGGAGAAATATGGTAATTTCTAAGGATATTATTGGAACAATAGATATTGATACACAATCGGGAAGGGTTTGGCTAAATGCTCCAAACTGTATATTGAGAATTCAAGATTTACAATTTAATGGTATTAAAGAGAAATTTTCAATGATAGATATTAGTGGTAATAAAGCATCTATGATTGAGGGAGATTTAGTATTAGACGATAAAAGATTAGTTCGATTTATTTTAGATTTATTCAGTTCTTTATCATTCCACTTTATAAATGGAAGGATTAAAGATAAGGATAAGTTTATAGATTTAATGTATGAGGAAGTTTCTAAAATGATTGAAAAACATACACTTGTTGGAGGAATATGATGGGAATCCTAGATAGTATTATAAATGACTTAAAAAGTGATCCCATATCTGGTATAGACGAGTCTGTTAAAATAATTTCAGATCGAATATATGATGAAGAGAAGGGAAAATTTGAGTATCCAGATAGGATGCCAAAGGGTGCAAATATTTTCTTAGCCATTGAATGTAAAGGTAGAGATCGAGAAGAAATTGGTTATCTTTGTCTTGAAAGAGAAGCTCCCGGATCATTCTTTGTTGGTTATTGGACTGGTCCATATACCAATAGTGGAACAGAGAGAACTAGAATGAAACGAGTAAAAAGTTGGGATATAAATGAAACTGACCCAAATAAAATAATTATTGAGTACGCAAGAATAATGAAATATCTAATGAAGGAGTAAAAAATGAGCTTCAGCGAAGATGTGAATGATAACTTTCAAGAAATATATATTGGTCCAGAATATGTCACAAAGGTTGCATCGGTTGTAAATACTAAGAATGAGTATCTTTCATATAAACGAACTAACTTGGTAAAAACTGAAGAGTTTTATAAGAGACTCCTGACTACATTTTCTGTAAAAGGTGTGGTTCTTCCAAGAAATTGTAGATATGTAGATATAAATGATAATGGATATAAACTAATTGTCATTGAAGACCCTCCTGCTGTAAGAACAGTTAATGTTGATTTCGATTTTAGTTCATGTGTAGAGAATTTTAAGATTACAGGTAAAGACAAAGTAGTGAAAGTAGATGATCTCATTGGAAAAACCAGACCATATAAAATTACATTATCTTTTCCCTATGTTATATATGTATTACTGTTTAACCAATTAAATAGATTCATGAGAATGAAGGTCTTTTATAGGTTATCACCAATAAGTTCAGAATATGATTATCTTTTAAAAGCAAATCTTCCAAATATTGGAGGTCACGAAACAGTTTGTTTGGGTGATATAAAAAATGACTATGATGGATTATCTGAAGGAGTAAACTCAGTTATTTCTGCATTTTGGGCAAACTCGTTCAATACAGATTATATTACTAATTATGCTGAGTATGCGGAACAAGTTCCAGAGTTTAAGGATTTTGTTTCGTGGGCATACCATACAGCAGTTGATCCAATGTTTATATTTAATGTTAAATATCTTAAGTACGAGAACCATTTGAAAAAAGCATGTGATTTATTCTTTCAACACTATGGTGAGCCTTTCGTTGATTCATCCAGAATTCTGTCAAATTTAAAAAAGATACTAACCCGAACGCCTATAATAATTAATGGACAAATGTTTTCATCTAGAATTGGATCTATAGATTCATGTTTTTTGAAAAACAAGCCTCTTTCTATTGGGGATCAAATTACAATAGATGAAAAAACATTTTATATTAATGATATTATTTTAGATCAGGCTAGTGGTCATGTTTCATATCTTAACTTAGAAGATACTGATGGTAGTTCTAAAATGGTCAATGTCCAAAAGATTCCTGCTAGTGCATTTAAGATAAAAGAATCTCTCGTTGATAAAATTAAGTTAGCGGATGGTTCTGAAGTATCTGCTGGAGACTCAATTATTGTTAATTATCCATTTAAAAAGATAAAAACAATTGAGAAAATAAGACTTGGTAGAGATGGAAATTTTGAAGTAATGTTAAAAGGTGATCCATCTGATTACTATCTTTTAGATAAAATTGATGCCAGAAAGATGGGTGAAATTAAACCAAGATATTCCTCAATTGATATCAAGAAAGATGAAGAATATATTATTTATAGAAATACAAATGATATGTTTAAGTATTTTAGTCATATCCTTTATACTGGACATGAAGTGACCACAGAGGGAGATATTATATTAACATTTAATGAAAATAAAAAATATATTCCAGCTGGACAGACTACTAGAAGGTGGAGAGTTTATTGTCAAGGATATCATGAGAATGAAGAGGCACTAGAGTATACAGTAATCAAAACTGAAGATTTGAAGGAACCCGCCACAAGAACCTTTAGAATTTTAAATAAATTATATCAACTTAACAATAAGGATGTCTTTGTTGTTAAGGATTGTGTCATTATGGATGAAAGAAAATACAATAGTGGAGAAGCTGCATCATATAATAAAGATCTGGCTATTCAGGATCTTATTAAATCTGATGGAAACAAGTTATTAATTCCATCATATGACTCAGATATAGAATTTAATGTTGGGGATGATGTTGTTGTAGCAGATTGGACAAATATATATGATATGGTAACTCCACGAAAGATTCACTCTTTTGTCTATGATGAACAATACTTATTTATTTTAACGATTGATCCTGAAACTGGAGTTTTAAGGAAGGATAAGTATATAGATTTCAAACAAAATATGGTATATGTTGGATCAATAAGAAAAATTAATCTTAACGTTAAAAATCTTGAGAATGGAAATATAATTGTAGCAAAGACTCCAAGAATTCCATACTTCTTGAAAAAAGATGTAAATAAGATTGTTGGTCTAATTACAGATACAATTTCACATCCACCTTTAGTTCTTTGCTCAAATGGTCTTACACTTTGGGCAGATGAGATGGATCAATTTGAAATTTATCCAAAAAGACACAGAATGTATAACCGTCTTTTGAATAAATTATCTCCAGCGGTTGATCCAACTGAATTAAAAGACCAACTTGGCGATTTCTATATTATTAGAGATAATCAGCAAAAGACAGATGTTATTTATTTCTATAAAAATACTCCTTCCGACTTTTCTAGTAAAAATTACTCATACTTTTTAAATATTGCTTATCCAATGGAGAAAAATTCGTACACAATTAGAAATACTATTAATGTTCACAATAAACCAGAAAGTTACTCAAGGTATGGACTAAGAAGATATGGATTTTGTAGACCAAGATATTCTGAAAGAAGAAAAGCAGAAGAAAGATTTGTTCGTGCATTTCCGAACCTTCTTGGGGGATATATTAAATCCATTTCCCAATTTTCTTTATATGAGAAGTGAGGTTATTAACTAATGTTTAATGTATATGTATATAACGAAGGTGAAGAGCTTCCAAAGGATGATATCTGCTATTTAATTGCAAAGGATGGAATCCTTTTGAAGAAAAAAGTTGGACTAATAGAAAGCTTGTCTAAAGTGGATAAAATCTCTATTCTTGGGGATCTAAAACCATATGCAAAATTAAATATTGAAAAGATCCCTGGTTCTGTGTTTGCTAAGATTTATAGTTTCTTTAAGGAGGTATATAAAGAGTACTATTCGGAATGTGTAGCTCTTTTATATTATAATCTAGAAACAAAAAAATATAAAACTTATATTCCAAAGCAAGAAGTTAGTGGTGCAAGTCTTGATTATGTTAAAGATAAAACATTTAAGAACCACGTTCTTATGTGTTCTATTCATAGTCACGGTAGTATGAGTGCTTTCCACTCAGGAACAGATAGTGACGATGAAAAGAATTTTGATGGACTGCACATTACTCTTGGAAAAATGAACCATGATGTAATGGATATTTCTGCTTCAATTGTTACAAATGGATCAAGATTTATGGTTAATCCACTTGACTATATTGAAAATCTTGATTTGGTAGAATTTTCATACTATAATCCCAACCAATTTAAACCATCATTTACAATTGTAAACGGAGAAAAACAGTATAACAAAGATTTAAAAACACATATTGGTTATACTATCAATGGTGTTTCAGATAAGGATAAAGAGTTTGATAGAAATTGGATGCAGTTTGTAAAGAAGAAGACACTTAGTTATAAGTATACAAGATGGGTATGGGATAATGAACAGAAGAAACTAATTGAGATTACAGAAGAACGTTCTGGTGGTGAAACTATTGGTTCTATCAGTGAAATTCCAAACCGTTCGTATGGAAGATATCACTATGGACATGGGGAGAATTGGTGGGAAGGAACAAATGAGAAGAATAGACAAGGTGAACTGGATTTCGACTCAAAAAGATATGTGGAATACAATCCATGTAAGGATTGTATTTTCCGAGAATATAAATTAACCAAAAATGATGTTACAAAAGCTCTAGAACCAGTTGCAGATAATTACAAAGATGGAAGTGAAAATAAAAAATATTCTGAACTAGAAAATACTGAACTTTATGATAGCTGTGGTTTATATAAATACTGGGAGTGATGGGAGGATTTGATGGAACGAATTGTTATTATTGGTCTTGGAGGAATTGGTTCAATCTTATCTGATAAAATTTCTAGATATAAAAATTTTAAAAAAGATCAGGAAACAACAATTACACTAGTTGATGGTGATTATTACGAAGAGAAAAATTTTGAACGTCAAGATTTCTTCTCTTTGGGTAATAAGGCAGTGGTTAAGACAAATGAGTTAAAAGCGAGATATGAGAATATTAATTTCAGGAATATTCCATATTTTATTGATGAAACTACTGTAGATAAGATAATTAGTGAAGGAGATACTGTTTTTCTAGCAGTAGATAATCATAAAACAAGGAAACTTGTTTCTGATTATGCTAAAAATCTGAAAGATATTACTATTATCTCTGGAGGAAATGATCTTACAGATGGAAATGTTCAAATCTATGTCCGAAAAGGAGGTGAAAATCTAACACCAAGTCTGACAGATTATCATCCAGAAATCGAAAATCCAGAAGACAAATTGCCAAATGAAATGAGTTGTGAAGAGTTACAAAACTCTGAACCCCAATTATTCTTTACGAACTTAGGGGTTGCAACAATTATGTGTTGGTCCTTCTATAATATACAAAATATGGACCTCACAAATTCGGAAATCTATTTTGATATGAAAACTATGAGAGCACATTCTACATCTAGAGAACCAAAAAACAAAAAGTAAGGAGATTGAAATGACTAGAGCAGAACTTGAAGCGAAAACTGTAGATGAACTTCGTAGCATTTGTACTCGATTTGGTATTGTTGGTATGAGCAAGAAGAGGAAGGATATCATTGTTGATGCCCTCCTATCATACTACAGACAAGATACTGTTTCTGGGAATAAAACTGGAAGTCAGAACCTTGATGAGATGAGGTCTGTATTGCATAGTAAGGTTACAAATCCTTCTTCTTCAGAAGGGAACAAGACCACAACTACAATTCTAGTATCTTGTGGTGCTTCATACGGAAATTTCCCTGTAGTTGGAAAGACTGTTGGTGCAGTTGCTGAGTTCCTCAGGGAGGTTCTTAATGTTGATCGTATGTCCAGAGGAGTTGTTAATGGTAAAGAGGTGGAAGATTCATATTGTCTCAAAGAGGGAGATAACCTTGAGTTCCTAAAACCTGCTGGCCGGAAAGGCTAAAAAATGAATTCCCCAGCTCTCTGAAAAGGGAGCTGGGGAAAATATTACTACAACGATGGAGAAAAGTGATGGAAGATGGCAAACAGATTGACATTGGAAACCTGTTTCCAAAGTATTACTATGAAGCAGATGATTTGATTGGAAATATCTATACAGCATGTATTCTTGTTGATAAGAGTGACTTGTCTATTGTCTCAAGAGGAATTGCTGTTAGATCTCTTCTCGATATGCATAAGAAGTCAGTTGCAAGATATATTGCTCATGGTAGAGCTGTTAAAGCAGTAATGAAGAAAGGTAACTCTGATGAAATAAATGCTGAGAGACAGAGATTTCCTTCATTTGTTTTATTTAAAATTAAAAAAGAAATGACTGAAGATGAACTTGCCAGAATAAACGAAACATTTTTTATTCCTGAAGGAAGTAAGAATGTTTATGTTCCAAGATTCTATCCCCTTGAAGAAACTTCCAAGCAATTTAAATTTAAATCAGAGTTCAGACCTGAACCAACTGAGAAAGAAAAGAGAATTGCAGAAAAGATTCCAAAAGTAAGGTAGATTAAGTAGTGGGTGGGTGACGTAGGGAGGAACTTGATGCTAGATCCACAAAGGGTTTCCCCTTACACCGACTAGTTTTCAAGGAGTAACCTATTGTAACCCACCCACTATTACCAAGGAGATAATAGTATGGCATATAATCAAGATAGAGATAAAGTACTAAAAGTATTTGAAATGCCTCAGGGAAATGGAAATTTTTTTATAGTATCAATATTATCCTATGATGGGGGAAAACCAAAACTACAATTTTCCAGAAGGTTTGAAAAAAATGATGGAACATCATCATATAAAGCATCTGGAAGAATGACTATTGAGGAAATAAAGTTTGTAAATTCATGTATGGAACAAATAGTTTCTATTATGGAGGGAACTTGAGATGCCTTCTGAGTAAGTGAGAACAAACTAATATGCGGAGGATGGTGAATTGTATAGTAGTATTTGTTTAGTCGGATTAGGATCATTTGGAAGTTTTTTGGCCCGAACTCTTGTAGATACAAATACTAACTTAAAAAAATTAACGTTAATAGACTATGATACGGTAACTATAAATAATGTAGGAAAAAGTCTATATGATGAAAATGACATTGGAAGATTGAAAATAGATGCTATATATGATAAAATAAAACAGAATATCAACAAAATTGTTGTTGATAGAATAGCAATTAGATTTAACTCAACAGAAATACATCAAATTTTTGATTTGATTATTGACTGTAGAGATTTTCGATATGATAAGATCGAAAATACTCCTTCGATTCGAACGTATATTTCTTCAAGAAAATTAATTGTAGATTGTAGAAATAATATTATATATGAAAAGAATAGGGAAGGTTCCTACTCGTCTATAATTCATAAACATCATCTGTTATATGCAGCTGCAATTGTATCAAATTTAATAAATAGTAATAATATTCAAAAGTTAATTGATAAAAACCTAGTTCAAGAATTTGAGTTAGATTATTTAGATAAAAAAGTAGAAGATAAACTCAATCGAGTAGAAAACATACCAGATATAATATATGATTATTGTAATGGGGATCATAAATTATTGAATTTAGTAGAATATTCACAACCAATAATTTCTGCAAATAAAAACTCACCCATAACTGTATATGTTGGTGGAAAGGATAGACCAACAGTCAAAGAAGTTATTCCTCCAAATAGATTATCTGAAGTAAATGACTTGATGATAACTTTAATTCCATTAATTCAATTGAGATTCCAAAGTAATTACTATATCGTTTCATTTTCACCGATAACACCACAGGGTCCAGTCATTGAGTTAATTCCGGATGATGGTTCTGCATAGGAATAAAGATGAAAAAAAGAGTACTAAAATTTAAAAAGATTGTAGTTCCTGCGAGAGTAATATATAAGGACTCAGTCAGGAAAATTACTTCGATAAAAACCGATTTTATAATCAATGGATATTCTATATATTTAGATGATGAGTCAAATGTTGAAAAAGTGGTTATTAATGGAAAGCATCCAAATAGTGATCCAGAAACAAATGAGTTTTGTTTGTCTAAAACATTCAAAGATAACTTAAAAATTTCTAAGGAATCTCTTAGGAGTTTAGATAAATTATTATCTACATATAATATGAATGATTGTTATTTTTCTGCTTGGTTTGCTTTCTCCTATGATAAAAAATTTTGATAGGAGGTTTTTAATGTCTAATATTCATAGAAATCAGATCTTGGATACGTTAAGTGGTCTAGTAACTGATTTAAAAGAACCAATAGAAAAAGCTGTTAAAAATCTAACTCATATTGTTTTTGATTTTAATCATAAGAAAATCGTTAATGCAATTGAAAGAAAGAAATCAGAAGAAAAGCCAAAGGATATTATTATTGAAATAGAGGAGATCAAATAAATGAAAAAGAAAGGTCTTCTTGGTCCTCAGTTAGAAGAAGAAATTGTTGAACTTGTAAAGGAAACAATGAAAAAAGAAAACAGGGAAATTACAAAATTAGAACTAAAACAGTTAATTAAGGAGGTGATGCCAAACATTGAAGTCATGATTGCAAAAAATGTAAAACAGCATCTAAGAACAATAGCTGTTGATCTTTTAGATAAAACATCGGGAGACTAAACATGCCCACATTATTAGATCAGAATAAGTTTTGTGAAAATTTAGAGGAAGTAACATCTCCAAATATAGTAACTAAAAGAAAATTCCACCCGGAAGGTTTATTTTCTGAACAGATATTTGGACCATTGAAAAACTACACATGCCAATGTGGAATTTATTATGGATCTTCTAAATCTGGAGGAAAGTGTAAAACATGTAAAGTAGATATAGTTAATAATAATGTTAGAAGACAACGATTTGCGAAAATAGTTCTTCCAATTCCAGTAGTAAATCCTATTTTTTATGATTTACTTATTAGCATTGGTGGAAACAATGTTAAAAGTATGATAGATACTTTAATGAAAAAAGATGATGTTAGTTTATACAAGGATGGTGACGACTATGTATGTGTAGAGGATAAAAATGTCCCAGAAAAAGCAAAAAGATGGGAAATGTTAGAAGCTATTCATGAATTGGTTAGTGGTCTTACAAATGATAATATTAAACATGGAAATACCAATTGGAAAATAATCAAGGATAATTTACATTTATTATTTCTGAATAATGTAATAGTGCTACCCCCGGATTTGAGACCTGCTGCTAAAGGAATTGAAAGAAATAATCAGGTTATAGATAAGATAAATAGATATTATGTACAAATACTAACAAAGAAAGAAGCAATGCGAAATACAAGTTTTAGTATCTCGAAGGATAAGAGAATATTTTATACCTATTTTAAACAAATACAAAAAGATGTCAATGAACTTTATGAACACATAATTGAGAAACTATCTAAAAAAGAAGGATTGATTAGAGGAAATATTCTAGGAAAGAGAATTGACTTTTCTGGAAGAGCTGTTATTATTCCAGATCCTACTCTTTCTCTGGATGAATGTTGTCTTCCTTATGTAATGATTTTAGAACTATTTAAGCTTAAGATATCAAAGATTTTAATTGAGCTTGGAAAGTTTAAACTTCTAAATGATGCTGTCGATTTTATAGATAATTGTATTGACTTTAAAATTCCAAGTCTTTATAGAATTGCAGAAGAAGCCATTGAAAACGAGTTTTGTCTTCTTAATCGGCAACCATCATTACACAGATTAAGTATGATCGGATTCAAAATTAAGATGTCAATGGATAATGTTATTAAGATTCATCCATTAGTCTGCTCTGGATTTAATGCAGATTTTGATGGAGATCAGATGGCAGTATATATTCCTGTATCTGATGAAGCAAAAGAAGAAGTAAAGAAAAAGTTCTTATCTACAAAAAACCTCTCAAATCCAGCAAATGAAAGTTTAACGACAGTTCCTAGTCAAGATATTGTTCTTGGAATTTATGCTTTAACATCTCATAGAATTTCAAATCTTGAAAATAAAGTTGAATTTAAAGGAAAAGAAATTACTGAAGGATTACGATTATTTAATGAAGCATTACCAGAAGATTATCCTATTATTGATTATGTTGTTGGAAAGAAAGAATTGATAGCAATCTTAAATGATATAAAAAATAAGTATTCTGAAGAAGTTACAAAAAATGTGTTAGATGAAATTAAGTGGAAAGGATTTAAATATTCAACTTTATTAGGAACGACTTTATCATTGGATGCATGTAGAATTGAAAATTCAAAATCTATACGAAATTCTCTTTATGAAGGAGATGATACTATTTCACAGTTGGAAAAAGTTTCTAGTAATGAATTAGAAAATATTTTGAAAAATAATTTTAGTTACTCATATCTTATAACTTCTGGTGCAAGAGGTAGTTGGGAACAAGTAAGACAGATAGTTATGACTAGAGGTTTTATCTCAAATTTTAGGGGACAGATTTTAGCTACGCCAATTAAACATAGTTTACTAGATGGGTTGACCCAGCATGAGTTTTTCCTGTCCACTTACGGTTGTAGAAAGGGATTATTGGATGCTTCGTTGAATACTGGAGCATCTGGATATTTATCAAGAAAACTTATATTTACTTGTGCAAATCTTCAACTTCATGAAACTTTAAATGATTGTGGAACTACAGATTGTTTAGATGTTTATGTTGATAGTTTGAAGAAAGCAAAAATGTTAGTCAATAAGTATTGTAAGATTCCAGGCTATAATAAACTAGTTTTAATTGATCCAGAAAATTGTGAAGCTTTTGTAGGAAAAACCATTCAAGTGAGAAGTCCAATTTTCTGTAAGAGTGAAGATATCTGTCATACTTGCTATGGAGAATCTTTTAGAAATATGCATAGTAAGTTTATTGGTGTAATTGCTGCACAATCTCTAGGGGAGTGTAACACTCAGTTGATTTTGAGAACTTTCCATACATCTGGTGTTGCCAAAATGAATAAAGATGAACAAATGAAGCAACTAGATATTGTAAGTGATTTAGATAGTGCTAGTAAGCTTCTTCATCTGAAAAAAGAGAAACAATATAAAGAATTAATTTCTGAATTATTTAGGGTATATAACTCAAATAGAGATATATATCATGTTCATTTTGAATGTGTTGTTTCTCAAATGATGTGGAAAGGAAATTCCAAATGGAGACTATTAGAGAATAGAGATAAAATTGTACCTGATTATCATAGTGTTCAATCTGTTCCAAGCAAAGAAAGTTGGTTATTAGGACTTGGATTTTCTAATCCAAAGAGACATATTTTAAAGGGTATAGTTCATAGAGGTTTATATAGTGGAATTATGGATAAAATACTATGTGGTGAGAAATTATGAAAGAAAAAATACTAAATAATATGGAGTTTGTGAAATACCAGGCTGATCAACTAGAGAGTATGATAAAACAACGATCACACCAAAGAAGAATTTTAATTAAGTTTATAAGATTAAATAGCCAATATCTTCGAATGAGCGATCGGTTCCTTTCATCACGATCAGATTCAACTCTGGTAAAAATGTTTAGCCAGATAGTAAATTCAATGGAGGAAACAACTCCAAACTAAAAGGAGGATTTCAATTGGAAATCGTAAATCCTAAATTTAAGGTGAATAAAGAAAAAAATATATTCATTATACGAAAACAGGAATATGACCAATTAGAATCCAATATTAGAGAAATCTTAAAACCTGCTGAAGAACTTGGATTTTCTATAAATGAATTTGGGATAAAAGATTCTAGAACTTCAGCTGGAGAATTAGAAAAAAGTCTAAAAAAGAATCTAGTTATAAAGTTACAAAAAGGAACATCTGAAATTGATTTGAGTATGTATATTCCAAAACTTGTTGATGATAACTATATTGTTATTAGTGGAAGAAAGAAGATACCACAATTTCAGATTTTTGATATTCCAATTGTAACAAGAGGTGAAACAATAAAGTTACGAACAAATGTAGCAAATATGATTATTTCCAAAGAGAAGGATTTTCCTTATATTCATCTGACAATTCTTGGAAAAAAGATTCCTCTTTCGTTGGTAATGTTAGCATACTATGGTTTTGAAAAACTTAATGATATGTACGGTCTTTCCACAATGCAACCAATTGTTTTGACTAATAAGTCAAGACTTATTGATTTCTTAATGTTTGATTTAAAAGATTGGGCAGATGGCTATGATGGAGAGAAGAGGGAAGAATACATTAAAGAAGTAGGATCAAAATTTTCTACATATGACGCAAGATCAAAAGGAGAAGATTTATTATATTGTATAGACCTTATTCCAAAAGTAGATATCATGTCTAAAAAATTATTTAAAACAAATACTCTTATAGATGAGATTGTATATGCTATTAGTACAGATGGTATTGACGATACAAACTACCAAAATAAGAGAATTAGATGCTTTGAGTATCTTATCTTAGGAAAAGTTGCGAAAGCAGTTTTTGACTTGTGTATGTCAAACAGAACATCTAAACAACCAAAATTTAACATAAACTCAAATGCAATTTTATCTGAGTGCAATGTTTCTGACATTGTTCAATTTGACTTTTCAATTAACCCAGTAGACGAACTTACAAAACTTTCTAGAGCGAGCCTTTTAGGTCCTGGTGGTTTCAATAGGGAAAATGTCCCAGAATATTTAAGGGATGTTTGCCCAAGTATGTTTGGAAGGGTGTGCTCAGTAGATACCCCTGATAGAGATAATTGCGGAATTCTTCAAAATCTTCTTCCAAATGTTGATTTAGATAATAACTTAATGTTTACTGATAATATACTAGATCAAGCACCAATTTCTATTCCAGTTAGTCTAGTTCCATTTTTGGAACACGATGACCAGACTAGATTACAAATGTCTTCATCTCAGATGAGACAGGCAATAATGTTGACAAGTTTTGATAAACCAATGATTCAATCAGGGTGTGAAGGATTATATACTGATTATACACAATTTGTAAAAAGAGCCAAGAAAGATGGAGAAGTAATATTCCTTGATAATCATTACTTAGTTGTAGTATATTCAAACAAAGAAATAGATATCTTTAACATATCACTAAGAAAAATATATGTTGATAATATGGATATAACTAAGGTGTATGTTAAAGTTGGAGATAAGTTCAAAGCTGGAGATATACTCGCAGAAAGCAATTTCTGCACAGATGGAAAAATAAATATTGGAAAAAACTTATTAACTGGTGTAATGATTTATTATGGAAAGAATTATGAAGATGGAATTGTTCTTTCTGATAGAGTGGTTAAAGAAAAATTATTTACTTCAATCCATTATACAGATCTTTCTTTTGTAGTCCCTCCGGATAAAGTTCTTCTTAGTCTTGAAAATAATAAGTATAAACCACTCCCTACTGTTAATTTATCAAAACCGGAGAAAATTGGAACTGGAGAACCCTATGCAATTATGAAGGGGATTCCAGAAGGCCCGATTGACTTCTGCACAATTTTTGAAGAACCTATTAAACTAAATGCGAAAAGACAAATCTTAATTACAGATGTAAATATATATGCTAATAAATGGCATACTGGAATTCCAGAATGGAATGCGTTTATTGAAGAAAAAATTTCAAGTCAAATTAAAGAACAGAAGAAAATCCAAGATGTAATAACAAAGAATTGCCCAAAAGATGTAGCAGCACAATTAATTAGACAACATAATTTAGATAAATTTTCTAATGTAGGAAAATATAAAATTAAAGGTGAAGAAATAAATGGTGTCTATGTAGAATTATATGGGATGTATGCAAGACCAATTAAACCAGGAGATAAAATTGCCAATAGGCATGGGAATAAAGGAGTTGTTACAGAGATTATTCCACATGAAAGTATGCCACAATTAGAAGATGGTCGACATGTTGATATCTGTATCAATCCTCTCAGTATTATCTCTAGGATGAATGTTGGGCAGTTGTTTGAGTTACATTTATCCAAATCTCTTGAAGACTTGAAAACAAAACTATTACAGATGATAAAAGATGGAAAGAGTCAGAGAACATTAAGGAAGTATCTACTAGACTATATTGACATTATTGATAGAACAGAGAATAAATGGTATTCTAAGCAATTTAAGGAGCAGTTAGGAGAGGTAACAGAGAATTTTGTAAATAATCTATGTCTTATTCAGGCACCATTCGAATCAGTTACAGATGATATGGTAAAGAATGCAATGGATTATACAAAAACTCCATATAAGGTTCCAATTTATGATCCTATTTCAAAGACCACTTTACAACAAGAAGTAGCAGTAGGGTATATGTATTTCTTTAGAATGGTTCATATAGCCGAGAATAGATTAGCAGCAAGAGGAATTGCCTCTTATGCTAGAAGGACTCTGCAACCTCTTGGGGGAAGAAAAAATAAAGGTGGTCAGAGAATGGGTGAAATGGAAACTGCATGTATGATTGCTCACGATGCTCCGATAAATTTATCAGAGTTTCTAACAACAAAAAGTGATTGTATTGATTTGAAAAATGCGTATATTAGAACGATGATGGAAACTGATTTTACGAAAGAACCTGAAGAAATTTCAGCTGTTCCAGAATCAGTGAAATTGTTGAACGCGTATATTACTGTGATTGGAATTCGTAGATAGGAGAATTGTATATGCCGAGAATTGGAAAAATCATTAGGTATCAGAGAAAGAAACTTGAAATGACACAGCAACAAGCAAGTGAATTAATTGGTATTTCAAGAACGTTGTTGTGTGCAATTGAAACTGGAAGGTCTAGACCTCATAGGGCTATGACAATGTTGATTCTTTCTAAATTGGGTACAACACGTGGAGAAGTATTGAGGGAAATGAATCCTGCTCCCGAGATTACTACTACTCCTGTAGCCGAAACCGTAGCACCTGAACCAGAAGCAAGTATTGCGTTGAAAGATAAACTTGCTGTAATCCTGGAAAATTGCTGTAGTGAAATAGAACGATCTGAGGAAAAGAGAATTTTTGAACTGGCTCCTGGAGTTCAGATTGTAGTTGGATAATAATCTAAAAGGGGGTAGATGAAATAGTCTACCCCCTCAAACTTTAATATTAACTTGGAGATTTTATGACTGAAACTAACTATTATTTTGCTACATATAGTCCATATACATATCCATTATTTTTGAAATCTAAAATGGATAGAACAGGAATTCAAAAAAGATACTCAGGAATAGCAAAATCTGTTAAAGTTGGAGATGTTATGATAATATATATGACTGGGGTTTCTAGATTTTGTGGAATTTTAGAAGTCCAGTCAGAAGCATTTATTTCTGATGATAGAATTTACTTTGAAAATGATCCATATAATTTACAGTTTAAAGTGAAACCTGTAGTTTTACTTGATATTGAACATTCTTTACCAATTTCTACTATTTGGAATGAATTATCAATTACAAAAGGAAGAAGTAAAAACTCAGGGTGGGGAGCACTATTTCAAAGATCTCTTGGAAGATCGCAAGAAGATGATGCTTTATTTTTAGTAAAAAAACTTATTGAACAAAATGAAATCAAGAAAGTATTTCCATTATCTAAAAACGATAATATTGCAATTGCATCTTGGATTAGACTTGGTGATAGAATCAGAGAAGAATCTTTTGAGGTTAAAACAGATTCTGATGAATCTATTATTGTTACTATTCCAACAACAAATGGTGATGAAGTTAAAGAAGAAACAGATGAAATTAAAGAGTCAATAAAAATTCAATCAGTTGTTGCAAAAATTGGAGAAATAATGGGATATAAAGTTTGGATTCCTGCTAATAATAGACAACTTGTTAAAAAAGTAGGAAATATAAATGACTCTACTTTATTGAAAGTTCTACCACTAAATTATGATGATGCAACAATAAAAACTATTGAACAAATAGATGCAATATTTTTTAGCAAGAAAACTATAGTAAGAGTATTTGAAGTTGAACATACTACATCAATATACTCTGGAATTTTAAGAATGTCTGATTTGTTATCTCTTCAAACTAATATGCATATAAATATACATATTGTTGCTCCAGAAGATAGAAGAGAAAAAGTTTTTGCTGAAATTCAAAGACCAACGTTTTCACTTCTTGAAAGCGGTGCATTATCAGATAAATGTTCATTTATTAGTTATGATAATATAAACGAAATTCTTTCTTTAAAACATTTATCTAATATGAATCATAATATAATTGATGAGTATTCTGAATATGTCAGATAGATGAAAGCAGAAGGAGAATCAATGACACTAGAGATCTTAGAAAATACAGAAAATAAAAACGAGAAGAAGGGGATGCCAAAAATAGCATCTGTAGAAACAAAACCAAATGAAGGATGGACCTGGTTATATAATACTCCAAAATGGCATTATTTTGTGAAGCAACAATCTCTTTGTAGAAGGTGGATGTTATTTACAGGAGGTGCATATTTAGAACCAGAAATGAGGTCTAATAGAATTGGTTATTGTAAAATTTGTGAGAAAAAATTGAAAGCTATGAGGCCTAATTTATGAAAAACGAACAAATCGTTATCAGTATTCCAGATTGTCACTATGCAGCCAGTATGGATGATTTCATTCAAAATGATTTAAATTTTGAGTTAAATTCTGTCGGTTGTGGTTCAACTGATTTCATGGGTTATGGAGATATTAGAAATGTAAAGAAAATTCTCAAAGAACAATATGGAAAAAAATTAGTAGATAACATGGATATTGCATACACTAAAGACTTAGGATTTGAAGAAGTAGATGAGGAGATTCAATATGAAAGAAGACACGGAAGATAAGACTAAAGATTATTGTACGTGGGAAGAACTGGAAGCTGAGTGGGAAAGGAAAAGACTAGCAAAAAAATGGTATAACCACGCATGGGATTGGGTTTGGTTTAAGATCTTATTTCATCTTAAACCATCTGAGATTAGATGGCAACTAAGAAGATTGAAATGTTATTTCATTCGTGGTAAAAAGGGATGGTCAGAAATTGATGTTTGGGATCTTCATCATTATTTATCTGATGTAATAAGTAGCAGTGTGAAACACTTAAAGGATAATCATCATGGATTTCCAACTATGATCCTTCCAGATGATTATAATTATGACTCAACATATGATGACGACGAAAAGAGAAAAGAAATAGATGATGCATGCGCTAAAAAATGGGTTGAGATGCTTGATACTATTTCTTGGACATTTATGGTCAATAAAAAAATAAGTGAAGATAAATGGTATTTAGTAAGAAGAGAAGATTTTAAAGAAGAAGAAAAATATAATCAACATCTAGACTTTTGTAAATCAATGATCGAAAAATATAACGATCCAAAAGATCCACATCATATTATGACGAATGAAGAAATAAAGCGGTATGATGAAGGTTGGGAACTATTCAAAAAATATTATTTCTGTCTATGGGATTGAGAAATGTGGAAAACTGTAGCGAATAGATATGTTTTAAAAGAAGAGGAAAAACTAGCAGGATCAATAGCTGATTGGATATTTAATTCTCATTATTGGATTGAGAATTATCCTGGTTATTATAAATGTGATTGGTGTGGAATTTCTAAAACTAGTACAATGCCAATTACAAAGGACGATCCTCTTTGTCCAGAGAATCCTGCCATTAAAAAACTTATGGGAAAATAACTATGGGAAAAGGATATTATTTCACACTGAGTATTGAAATTCCTAATGAAATTTCAGAACAAAAGGCTCGGGAAATCTACTCTCATCAGAATTATATATCATCTCTCAAAGATCAGTATGGTTGTGAAGTAGACTTCATTCGAGTTGCAAACAAGAGAGCCGAGTATAAAATATATATGTATGACAAGGGAGATGTAGTAAATGGATAAGGAAGAGATAAAAAAAGCTCTTATTCCAAGATTAAAACTATTGGAAAATGGGCAGATATCAAGTGAAAATATGGCAACACTAATTACTATGTATATTTTAGAGTTATTTGAAGAATGGAAGAAGGAGGAAAAAAAGTGAGTGAACTACCAGATATTCAACATACCTCAAAACCAGCTATTCCACTTTATATTAACCAAGTTGGAGTTCAGCATGTAAAAGCACCATTCTTTTTAGATTCCATGTATGGTGGAAGACACGAGTTAGTTGCTGATATTACAATGACTACTGATCTCAAACCTGAGTTGAAAGGGATCAGTATGTCTAAACTAATAAGATGCTTAAATAATTATTTAGATCAACCTTTGAAGCACAAACTAATTAAGAAAATTCTAGAAGAATTTAAAGTTGAGGTTGAAACTAACTCATGTAATAGTTCAATAAGATTTGACTTTCTTCTTCCAATACAAAAGAAATCTCCAAAGAGTGGTTGGGTGTTTCCCCAATATTATAAATGTATGTTTGAGGGGAGAATGGAAGGTGATGTATTTAAATTCTTTCAAAAGGTTCGTGTTCAATACGCCTCTTATTGTCCGTGCTCTGCTGCTTTGTGTGGACACCTTGATGAAAATAACTCAGCAGGCTATCCTCATGCCCAACGGTCCTTCGCAGAGGTTCTTGTTGAAATTGTACCGCCCAATATTGTATGGTTGGAGGAGATTATTGGTATGGTTGAGAATTCCATCAAAACTATCCCATATCCCATTATCCAACGTATTGATGAGCAGGAGATTGCACGACTGGCTGCGGAGAATCCTATATTTGTAGAAGATGCAATTAGAATGATTTGTAACTCATTGAATAAGCATCTCTATATTAAAGATTGGATTGTTAAATGTACACACGAAGAATCAATCCATACAAGTGATGCAATTGCAATTTCATGGAAGGGTATCAAAGATGGATTCGATGGAAGGAAATATTTATGACGTATTGGGAATTAGTAAAACAACTTCAGCAGGAATATGAAATCAAAATCTTTACCTGGATATGGAAAAAGAGATTAGATGATTTAGAAGCTAAAGTTGTAAAAGTAATGGGTTTTCGATCTGCTATAATAGATAGAAAAGGTGGCCAAAGAGATTATGCAACATTTTTATTTAAAATAAGATTTCATAAATGGACATGGTATATATGATTTGGTTTACATCTGACTATCATTTAAATCACTTCAATATAATTCGATACTGTAATAGACCATTTAAGACAAGTAAGGAGATGGATGAAAGAATTATTAGTAATCATAACGAAATTGTTGCACCCAATGATGAAGTTTATTTCTTAGGAGACTTTCAATTTGGTGGAGATCACGAAAGATATTATCCCAGAATGAATGGTGTATTTACGTTTATTCAAGGAAACCATGATAGAAGTCGTCCATTTAGAAGTCGTCAAGGATTTATATTGAAGAATATAAACGGGTTCAAAGTCCTGATGTGTCATTGGCCAAAATATGTGAGAGATTTTGATGATCTCAAAAAACAGGCTGATATCTTAGTATGTGGTCATATTCATGAAAAAGGTAGATTTATTATATGGAATGGGTATGATTTACTAATTAATGTTGGTGTGGATGTGTGGGAATTTAAACCAGTTACCTTTAATGAAATTATAAAAATATATCCAAAAAGAGAGAATCGTGAGTCATGGATTTTAGAGATGAGATCAAAAAGTCCAAAAGAAATCTTTGAAAATAGTTCTAGTTACGATAAATTGGAGAAAGACAATGAATCCATATAAACTAAAAAAACCAAAATATCCAACATTTGAAAAGTATGAAAAACTCGATTTTAATGTAAATTTCGATTCTTCATATGGTGTCAAATCAACCATGCATGATATGAAAGTTGTTATTGGATTGAAACATAACGGAGAAATAGAAATTATCAAAAATGAATCTTTTGATGGAGGATTTAAGTTTGTCAATACCAATGTAATAATGAGAATGTTTATTAAAATGTTTAGAATTGGAATTATGAGATTTAATATAAATAAACTTAAATTATTTACAGAGCAAATTGAAAAAGATTTAGAAAATGCTATTATGAGTATTGTTGAAAAGTACGACCTCTCTAAAAGTGGGAGAAACTATAATGGAAAAGACTGTCACGGCAGAACACGAGTGGAAAATAAGTAAAGTTGAGATCTTTACTGAAAGTGGAACATGGCAAGAAATAGAATTTAAAAAAATTAAAAAGGGGGATATCTTCAGAATGTTTAATGGAGATATTCCTATTACTGATATTTGGGGAAACGATGTTTGGCAAGCAACAGAGAAAGCTTATTATGATAGAAAGAAAAAAATATATACCGCCGATTGTAAACCTGTAGCTACTACGAAAGGATAAAATATGGGTCTTGATATATACTTGAAATATGGAAAGAATGAGATAGTACAAGAAGATTCGAAGAAGTATCCAAACCATTTTTTTAAAATTGGATATTTTAGAAGTTCATATAACGAGTGGGGACTAAACCATGTTCTTTCAAGAACTGTCGGAAAAAATCTGTATTATATATTTGAACCACCAGATAGAAAATATACTTTTAAACCGAACTGGTTAGATTGTAGAATGAGATGTCTTAATGTACTTGAAGAGTTTAATGACTTTACTATAAATAAGTTGGGAAATGTTGCTATAACTAAAATTAATGTTCCACCATCTACAGAAAGTGAAATTCCAAGGAGTGAAAAAGATGCTACAGATATATTTTTAAAGATGAGAGATGAAAAAGATGTTGACTCAACCTTCAGGTCTTTTACTAATAGAAATGGTCATTTCTATTTTGACGGTTTAAAATGTTATGCATTTATTCCTGGAAAGAATTCTTTCGGAAGAGATTGTGTGTATATTGTTTTCAATCCGGAATTAGAAGAGAATGAAAAAAATGAAGTAAATCCGAATGTTTATAAAGATTATTCTAGGTGTTTAGAAATAGTTTTAGAAACAATTGATTATGTATTAGAACATCCGAAGAAAGAAATTAAGAAATTTAATCTCTGTTGGAGTGGATAGTGACAATCTCATCATTTACTATGGAATATAGTTTCCTATCTAATTTTTATCCATGTCTTATTGAGTTTGATGGAGATATTTATCCTTCTCTAGAACATGCATATCAAGCAGCAAAAACAAATGATCCAAATGAACGAAAAAAAATAAGAGAAGAAAAACAAGTTAGAAGAGCTAAACAGATTGGGCGTCATGTGACTATAAGAGAAGATTGGGAACAAATAAAAGTTGAAGTAATGAGAGACTTACTAAAAAAGAAATTTGAAAATCCACAATTGCGAAAATTGTTACTAGATACATATCCACATGATTTAGTTGAGGGAAATAACTGGGGAGATACATTTTGGGGAGTTTGTAGAGGACATGGAAAAAATATGTTGGGTGTATTATTAATGCAACTTCGTAGTGAACTCAGGGGTGAAGGATGGTAAAATGAACCAGGATACATTATTTGAACTATACACTATAGAAAGAGAATATCAGAAAAGAGTTTTTGGAGACTATAGAAATAATGACAGTCTTAATCTTGCTAGTTTTATAGTATTTCTCGACACTTATCTTAAAAGAGCTAAAGAGTCTTATGCCGAAAGTTGGTCAGCTAATTTACCTCCTTGGTTGATAGAATGTACAGAATCTAATGACCAAGGAACAGCTCCAATTAAAACTTATGAGTTTATTATAAAAATTATGGTTCTCGCAGGAGCAATATTAGAAACATATACTGATATTAATCCTGAAGAATGGAGAAAAGAAGGAATTAAAGATAAATGGAAAAAGGAGTAATAATGGAAGACCAAAAGTTTATGGTAAGTGGGCAAGAAGAGAAGGTCTCTGAAAAGAAGGAAAAAGAAATTGTTCTACCAAAAAAAGGAATAAAATTTATGATTATGGGACAAGAATACGTTGTCACCTATGTGAACGAGGGAAAAAAGAGATTCACATCAGAACCATGTGAAGGTGTATACTAAAAAAACGAGGTGGAAAATGCACGAAAATCTGCAAGATATGATAGCAGAAGTAACTAAAGAATCGAAACCTACTAATATGGAGAAACTAGAAATACCTTCTACAGAAACATCTGTTGGTAAGAATACAAAAAGTAAAGAAGAAGAAAACAAATCTACAAGAATCGGTGTTATATCTCTTTATGATTGGTTTGAAAAACATAAAGATAAATTTATTAGTCATATCAAAAAGGTCAAGGTTGAATCTAAAGATGTAAATCAAAAAAGAAACTTAGCATTATCTGTACTGGTTGGAAAAGAGGGAAGTTCGGAAAGAGATCTATTTATTATTAAACCAGCGGATCAAATTAAGGTTCTAGATCTTCCTGGTGTTGGAATGAATATTTATAATAATGGTTTTCGGATCCTATATGATGTTGGAAATTCGATTATTCTAAAAGCATATGGAATTAAAACTGGACTTATTATTACATATTGTCTAAATGTTGATGGTATGCTAATTCCATATTCTAGTACAAAACTAAAGAAGAAGGATCCAGGTATTGAAATTGTTGAACCAAAAGTTCAAGAAATTGGAAGAAGACTTGGACTTAACGCAGATCTTGAAAGTGCGATTCTTCTTTATAAGCAACTACAAAAAGCAGATGAAAAAATTGTTACTAATATGGATCTTTTGAAATGGTTTATTACAAGAGAAAAAGGAGTTGTAGATATCAATCATTTTCTATTAATTGATAAAGTATTGATGTTTGTCTTTGCAGGGTAAAATCATGAAAAAGTGGGTGTGGTATATATATTTATTTATGAATGTATACCACACCCATAATTTTTTGATATAAAAAATAAGCAAGGTCAAAAAAAGATGAGTGCTGAAAAATTCAAATGTAAAAAATGCAATGGAACTGGGAATATAAACAACAGAAGAAGATAATTTTATAAACTCAATATGTGTTTTTTGTGGTGGTTCAGGATATGTAGATTGGGTTGAATATATTACTGGGCGAAATAGGAGAAAATTAGATAGTCTAAAAGATGATTTTGAAAACTTTCATAAGGAATATATAAAAGAAATGTCAAATGTTATTGCTGAATCTATTGATAAAAAAATAATGAAGGAACTATTGAGAACAATGATGGACGACGGAAAATTCATGTGCAAAAAATGCAGGGGAAGCGGACTACAGAGGGACGGTCAGTGCGAAGCATGCAAGGGGTTTGGATACCTAGATTGGATAGACAACATTACAGGAAAAAGTAAAAAGAAAAAGAAAAGTGATATCGCTAAATTATTTTCTAAGAGGAGTGGAAGGGTCAGAATACGATGAAAGTTGATTGTCCTGATTGTAAAGGTAAGGGGTGGGATGGTTATACTATATTAATATTTATAAACTGTAGAAAGGGACCTCCAAATCAAGAATATGCATCTAAAAAAGATTGTAAATTATGTAAAGGAACAGGAAAAATAGACTGGTTAACAAGAGTAACTAGAAAGGGTATTTAGAAAAGATTCTATCCTATGGAAACTTATATATGTAGCAAGTGTAATGGGAAAGGGAGTACTTTTTACTCAATAGATAATACGTGGTTAAAACTGAGATGGGGAACATGTCCAAAATGTAAAGGATATGGAAATCTTGACTGGATTGAAATGATAATAGGAAAGAAAAATTACAATTTCGAATCTGATTATTTTAATCCAAGATTTGGAACTTTAAGTTCAGGACCAAGGTAGTTTACGATGATGTCACAAAAAAAGATATAGATTAGAATAGGAAAAGTGACATGAATACGTTTACAAAATGTACTAAATGTAATGGACAAGGTATTGTTAAAGTTGAACCACAAAAAGAAGTAGATCTTCCTTTTCAATTAGATATATGTGAATTTTGTCATGGTGATGGAGAAGTTGATTGGATTCATCGAATTGTTGGAAAGAGATCTCTAACTTGGGAACAAAAATATAAGATATGGAAAGAATTCGATAAATGTATTGAGTTCCACTGTGTCGGGAGAAAAATAAAAAAATGAATATTAGTAAGAATTGTAAACTTTTCATGAGAGATGTATATTTATATGATATCTCTTCTTGTCATTACACCATTATGGAGAATCTAGGATTTGATCTCTCAAAGATAGACAAAACTAATAAGGAAAAAAGAAATACTCAAATTGGATTATTAATGAGGGATAATCCAAGATTGACATCTATCTTAAGATCAACTACAACATCTCTTATAAATGAGTATCTATTACGAAATAATATAACAGATGATGATTTAATAATACGACAATATGATGGAGTAATTACAAAAAAACCAATAAAAGAAATAGTAAACCCATCTATGCCTTTGGAATTGAGATCAATATTTCAAGTTATGATTATTTCGTTTAACAGAAATATGTATATTGCAAACGATGGAACTAATGTAATAATAAAAGGTGTTCCACATAGATATGATTCCATAGATAACATATATAAAGAAATTGTTAGTATAAATTACTTAAATAAAGAAAGTGTTTTTAAATCACTTCAAAATATAAAAGATAAAATTTTATCTTCTGATGATGTCTCGTTATATTGCATCCCAACAGAAGAAGATAAGTATGCAGTATTCTTTAAGCAATATGGTCAATTAGAAGTATCTAAAAGTATGGCAAGAATAATGGATACAGATGATATAGATAAGAAATATTATTTTACTTATTATATTGAACCATTTACTAAAAGTATAACTGTGGAGTTTGTATGAAAAAAGTTAAGAAGAAGTATATAGGAAAAGTAAAAAATGGAGTGTTTGCAAAATGTCCTACCTGTAAAGCAAAGGGATATACAGGAACGGAACTGAGTCAATCCAAACAAACGTATACTATTTCTCCAGATGTAAATGGTGAAACAACAATAAAATATTATTACGAAAATAAGAAAATAATATGCAATGAATGTAAAGGGACTGGAGTAGTTTTATGGATAGATAAAATTATTAGGAAGGTTTAGAAATGAGTGAAGAAGTTACACTGGAAAAAACGTGTCAGTGTTGTAATGGTTGGGGTTGGGTAAATTCAAGTGATGGTTATAAGGCAATAACATCTCTTGAAGATTATTTAAGAGGTCGTTATAAACCAGTTGTCTGTCCAAGATGTCTAGGGAAAAAAAGACTAGATTGGATTGAGGAAATAACTGGAGTAAGGAGGCTTCCTGTAAGGAATGAAAACTATTGATCTAACACTATTGATTCCAGAGCAAGAAGAAGTAACAGCATGTTATAGAATGGGATTAAAGAGTTTAACTATAAATGGAATTACATTTCCACTGTTTGCAGTTAAAACTGATAAAAAAGATATATTTATTGAAGGATTAAAAGACGAGTTTGGATCAGAATTTAAGGTTGAAGATCTATCGAAAGTTATTACTACAGAAAAAGGTGGAATTATCAATATAATAATTTGTAATGACTATGTGAGAGGATAAAATGCTTAGGGATAATAATATATTGAATATTGCTGCGGGAAAGATAAACCCATTGGACCTTCCTGATTATCCATATTTACTAGTGAACTTAGATACAATGTATCTTAGAAATGACTGGGAAAATGGGTTTGAAAGGATGCACTTTGAATGGAAGTTTGTTACACATGCAAAATCTTTAGTTAAGTATATAAACATGGATGTATATGAATTTCTTGAGAGATATAGTACTAAATTCGACAGAATAGTAATTTATAGATTTATGGAACATGTTCCATTAAATAAACTGTTATATTTTATTTACCTTTTATCTACAGCTGTTGAAGTTGAAGGATATATTGATATTATAGTTCCAAACATTGAAATTTTAGCACAAAAAATTTTAAATGAAAGAGATTTATCCATAGATGAGTTCCCTGCTCATGATATTTTAGTAACAACAGAAGTTGTAAACGAGGAAAGCTCACCACATCTTAGTTTGTGGTCTCCATTGAGGGCAAAGTATTATTTTGAGTTAGAGGGAAGATTCAAAGTTGAGAATATTGTAACTCCTTTTGAATTTGATGGACGGGATATTTATATGAGATTCAAAGCACGAAGGGTAAAATAAATAACTAAAGATCACCGGTCATCTAAAGGTAGGATGCAAGATTTTGGATCTTGTCATTTAGGTTCGACTCCTAACCGGTGAGCATCGAACCTCTTGATACTATAGAACAAAAATTTAAAATCTATAGTATAGGAGTTTTAATATGATAGTTTGTAACTTTGGTTGTAATAGAGAAGCAAAATATACATTAAAAAATGGAAAATTTTGCTGTGAAAATCATTCCTCAAAATGTACGGAAATTAAAAGAAAAAATAGTGAAGCATTAAGGGGAAATAAGTTTAAAAGATTTAATCCAAATTCCATTAAAAAAGAATGTCAATATTGTGGTTATGTTACAGGATCTGGAGGATTAACACAACATGAGAAATCTTGTTATTTGAATCCAGATAATTTAAAAATTTGCCCTGTATGTGATAATATAATAAAAGATTATAAACATAATAAAACTTGTTCCCATACTTGTGCAAATAGAACATTTAAGCAAAATCAAAAAGATGATAATGATTGTCTAGATTCTCATAGAAGAATTTGTTTCAAGTTTCACAAAAAAGAATGTGTTGTGTGTATGGAAGAGAATATTTTAGATGTGCATCATCTAGATGAAGATAATAAAAATAATGAACCAGAAAATTTAATTCCTTTATGTCCAACACATCATAGATATATGCATTGTAAATTTAAAAGTTTAATTATTGATAAAATAAATGATTATATAAAGTCCTATAACTCAATTGGTTAGTAGCAGTCCCCTTATAAGGACTGACACTTGTTCGAATCCTAGTCCCTGAACCAAATGTGGCCGGGTAATTCAATGGTAGAATAGGCGACTTATAATCGCTCAATGGTAGGTTCAACTCCTCCCCCGGCTACAATATTTGAGGGTTATGAAGAATGGAATAATTTCCCTCACGATACAATTGAGTTGAAAGAAATGGAGTTAGAAGAATGATTACATTATCAGTAACTTTTATAATTAAAAACCAAAGTGTATATAATATAACTATCTACTGGGGATTTGTAATTTTGTTATTTCTTGTTGGTATATATCTAATGATACGATCTTTTAGAATGATGTGGGTAGGATATGTACTAAAGAAACATATGTGTGCTGTTGATAACTATATAGAAAAAGCACTTCGTGAAAAAGATCAATGGTTAATAAGTTTTATAATATCTAATAGTTCTCCAGAAAAATTAGTAGTTAAATATCCGTTTTATAATTGTATCTGGGATTATAAGAAAATGATAAATAATTATTCTGTTTGGAGTATAAATAAAATGATCGTCAACAAAGAACTCTTTGAGAAAATTTATGGAAAGGATTCTTTTAATGAGATCGAGAATAAAAACCATGTTATTTAAAATTTTTAAAATTATCTTAATATTCCTTATGTATATAGTATCACTTACTAAAACTCTTGTAACTGAGTTTGAATTTTATGTATTTATAACTATTCTTGTATCTATATGTATAGCAGTTATGGTTGCAGATTTAATTAATAATATTGGCGAGTTTAGATATTTCTTAAAACAAAGAAAAGAGGCTAGAATTGTTGGTTTAACTATTTGTCCAAAGTGTAAAGGTATTGGTTGGTTAGATTGGGTAGAGCAAATTGTTGGAAGACGAGGATAGGATAACAGATGACTAAGAGAACTAAGACTGTTGTTGTAAATATTAAAACTTATCCTAAAAAAGATTATGTTTATATTGGAAGAGGATCTCCATTGGGAAATCCATATATAATAGGAAAAGATGGAGACAGAACAGAAGTTATTAAAAAGTATGAAAAAGACTTTTATAAAAAAATAAAAAATGAAAGATTTAGAAGATATGTACTATCTTTAAAAGGTAAGAAATTAGCCTGTTACTGTAAACCAGAAAAGTGTCATGGTGATATAATAGTTCAATATTTGGAAGGAGAAAATAATGAGGAACAACAGAAAAGTTTTGAAGGGTAATGTTGGTGATAAAGTTGGCTATATTAGAAGAGATTGCCGTACGTTTTTTGGATCTACAATTTGTTCATCTGGAATAGGAACTATTTCAAGAATCGACCTGGATAAAATGTTTCCAACAAAATACTACGTCAAAACACCACGAAAAACTTTTATATTCCATGATAGTGAAATCACAAAAATAGTATAAACTTCTCTTTATACCCCACCAGTTTATCTTAAAAGATTCTGGTGGGGATATTTTTCGTTGGAGTAACTATGAAAAAAATATTTAAAAATACCATTATAAATATATTACTAATATCACCATTATTTATTCTTGCATACTCTTTAAGAAATCACCAGAATTTTGATATTGTTATGAGAGCAATTCTATACATGATTCTTATACTAATTGGTGGATTTTTAGTTGTTTCTGGATTTATTAGAATTGGATCAGCTATACTAGAAAGTTACAGAAATTTATTACATATGTATAGAATACGAAAGCAAGCTCATGAAATTGTTAAACAAGATGAGAGATTAGAAATATGTAGTAAATGTAATGGTAAAGGATATACATTTTGGATAAACAATATTAATGGAAGATCATCATAAAAAAGGAGAATTTGAATATGGGATTTTCAGAAGTGGCATTAGAAAAAGGCTTGACAATTCCTGCCAGAGGTGTATACGAATATGTAGATTCGATAAGTTGTGTAAAATATGAGCAATTGGTTGCAGCAAGTGAAGGAGAAATTCCTTATTACGGTGTATTTACAAAACCACTAGGAGATAGTCAACAATACAGGTTTGCTAGTTTTGTTTCAGATCTATATGATTTTGAAGGAAATGACATTATGGTAAATAGAATTAAACAATCTATTGCCGATGTCGGAACTCCGATTTTTCAAGAATCTCATTATATGAATTGGCCAAGATATACATCAATGTCCAAAGAAATCATTATTCAAAATGGACAATCTGACCCAAGGGTTGGTGATATTTATCCGCACATTGCTGTAAGGAATACATATGATGGAAGAGGATCAAAAGAAGTTACTTTTGGTCTTTCTATGTATGAATCAGGGAGTAGAAATAGAACTTATGGGTTTACATTCTCATTGTGTTCAATGAAGCAGATGCACCATGAGCATGCTAGATCTAGAATCACAAGTAATATTGGTGAATATCTACAGGCATTTTCTTCTAATATCAAGGACCTTATTACAATGAACTTTACTTTACAGGTTCAAGAAGATGGTCTTCTTTCAATTCTAGATGTTGTTGAAAAGATTGGAAAAAAGAGAAGGGAGGAAGTCTCAACATATTTAGCAGACCTAAAAAAACAGAATCGAAATATTACTACATGGGATTTGTTCCTTGCAATTACAAGATTCTCGACTCTTGAAAAAAATCTAAACGCAAAACTCATTATGGAAAATGTTGCTGAGAGAGTTCTTGTTCTTCCAGTTGAATTAGAAAGAGCACTAAAAACTCTCAGGGCAAGGGGACGATAAGTTCCAAAAAGAAAGACCCGGTTCCCTCTCTTTCCGGGTCTTTTTTTTTGTTTATTTTTTAGAACAAATTATAAATACATGCGGTTTATGCAGGAGGAACGAAAAATGAAGAAAATTAACTTAGTATCGAGATTTCTGGACTACAGGTATATTTTTGAGCAGGATATCCCTGCTGGTGTTGGAAAACATAAAGGAGTTCCAGATGAAAAGTTCGATCCTAAAGAACTTGAAATGGGAATTGATGTAGAAAAAGAACATACCGATAATCCTGCAATTGCAAAAGAGATTGCAAAAGATCATTTAGCGGAACTTCCTGACTATTATACTAGATTAAAGAAAATGGAAGAAGATGGGAAAAGAGAACTTGGAACTAAGGATAAAGAAGTAGAAGAATCTGTAAATCCAAGGAGAATTGAAAGACCAATGGATGGATCAGGAAAAGGTGAAGGAAAACAAGGAGGAAAAAGAGCTGGTCAAAATACAGGAGAATGTCCAGAAGGTGGACCAGGAATGGGAAGAGGTGAAGGAAAAGGAAAGGGTAAAAATAGAGTAAAATAGAAGTAAAAGTAGGGAGATAAAAAATGCCTGAAGAAACTCAAGGGCAACGTACATTTTCACCATCTCGTGGATATGATATCCAACTTATTATAAAAGATAAAGATTATTCAGCAGAATTGGTTAATGTTAAAATAATTTCATCTATTATAGCACCATATCAAACAGTAACATTAGATCTATTTGTTGATGAAAATGACGTAATTTTAAATAAACTATATGGTCAAGATCCAATAAAGTTGAGAATTAGTTTATTAAGTAATGTTGTTCAGGGAACTCTAGAAGACATTAACTTAGATTTGATGTATCTAACATCAAAATCTAATTTTTCACCAAAAACCCAAATGTCAGAAGGTCAAAAAGCTCAGTCTGAACGAGGTCAATTATCCATTATAACTGTCTGTAGAGATGCATATAAAACAATGACTACTATGGTTACTGGTTTATTCTTTGAAAAAAAAGTAAAAGATATAATAGAAGAACTTGCTTCTGAAACAGATGCTGATTTAGAATATGATTCAACTAATAATAATGAAGAACAAATAGATCAAGTTCTAATTAGACCAATGACTCTTTATAAAAGTATAGAATACTTGGATAATAATTTTGGCTTGTTCAATGGAGCATCAAATCTTGGTTTTTGTAACTTTGAAAATAAATTACAAATTTTGAATTTGAGTGAAAGAATGAATAAGGATCAAACTTTTACAATATATGTCTTAGCTACAGATAAAAAAGAACGAGATGCAATAGATAAAGACGTAGATGGAAAGAACTTCTATACATATGATACAGTAGACAATTCATATAATGCAAATACAAAAGTTGCATATATGGCTAAAAATATAAAGTATGTTGTTAATCCAAAAGATACATTATATCATATTGTTGAACACACAGTAGATGATTTATGTAAAAATTCTGCTGCTGTATACCAGAGTAGAAAAGATAATCAACTAGCATTGAATATTGATGAGAATGTTTCTAGAACACAAGTGAATTCATATCATATTGGATATGAAAAAAGTAAAACATGGGCTATAGCAAAAGATGCTAGAAAATTAGTTGGTCTTGCTAATGTTGGAATAAATATAGAAAAAAATTTAAAAATTTTAAACCTTATGAATGTTGGAGAACCAGTTAAGGTTATTACTAAAACTTTAGAATATGTTGATTTATCAGGAAAATATATTTTAAAATCATCAGAAATAAATTTAAACAGAGGAAAAGATTGGCAATCAACAGCAAGAGTTAATTTAATGAGAACTAATAAAACAATATAATGAGGCTAAAATGAAAAAGCTATTTCTATCTATTATTCTAGTTCTACTATTCTCAACATTTTCATTTGCCAAAACAATCATTATTGATATTGGACACACAGTAGAGAAACCTGGTGTTATAAGTGCAAGAGGAAATCCTGAGATTTTATTTAATTATTTAACTGGAATTGTAATATCGAAGAAACTTGCTAATCAAGGATTTGAAGTATATTTATCATCAAATATGGAACTAGCTGATAGAGTTAAAAGAATAAAGAAATATAATCCAGATATGGTAATATCTATACATCATGATTCTGTTCAACCACATCATTTATCAACTTGGAAGTTTGAGGGAAAAGAATATTATTATTCTGATAAGTTTAGCGGATTTTCAATATTTGTATCTAAAAAGAATGAACAATTCAAAAATAGTTTAAGATTCGCTAATTTACTTGGAAGATTTATGACCGAAGCTGGACTATATCCTACATATCATCATACCGAACCTGTTAAGGGGGAAAATAGGGAACTACTAAATAAAGAATATGGTGTATATAGATATGATGATTTATTTCTATTAAAATCAATATATCCGGCTGTTTTATTAGAATGTGGTATTATAGTTAATAGGAGTGACGAATTAACTCTAAGAAGTGATTATATAATCAATGTAATCTCTGATGCTGTTGTAAAATCTGTAATTACTTATTTTAACCATAGTCTTTAGTATATTTTAGAACAAATTATAAATGACACAGGAGGTTTGCACTCAAATTGCAAGCTCAATCTATTAATCAAAACATTCAACGAGCTAAGAATGTTGCGGAGGAGAAGGTTCAAGAGTTTATAAAATGTAAGAATAACTTCGATTATTTTTGTAATAGTTATATATATATTGAACTTCCTGGCGGGGATATGCTTCTTCATCCATATCAAAAACAGAAGGAACTATGTGATACAATTCAGAAATATAAAAATGTTTTAGTATTGAAATCAAGACAGATTGGAATTTCAACTGTTCTTCAAGCTTACTGTGCATGGTTAACTAACTTCTATGATAACGTAGTTATTGGTATTATTTCAAAAGACGGAAAAGAGGCAACAGACTTTGCTCGTTCAATCAGGGGTATGATTGAAAAATTACCATCCTGGATGAAACCTAAAAAAGGAGCAAGTGGTCCAGGTTTCGATAAGTATACTGAGCAGTCATTCATTTTAACAAATGGATCAAAAGTATTTGCAGCTACAGTAAACCCAAAGGCACCATCTAAAACTCTTCGTGGTAAGGCTATTACATTCTTGATTATTGACGAAGCTGCATTTATTGAGTATATAGAAGATGCATGGACTAGTATGGTACCTGCCCTTGCAACTAGTCAGAGACATGCTAGACAGAGAGGAATTCCCCATGGAACAGTTATTCTCTCTACACCAAATAAAACAGTTGGTACAGGAAAATGGTTTTATTCTAAATATATGTCTTCTTGTTCTGGGACTGATATTTTCAAACCGTTTATTATTCATTGGAAACAAGTAAAAGAATTAGCTAATGATCCAGAATGGTATTTAAACCAATGCCGAATGTTTGATAATGATCCAAGAAAGATTCAGCAAGAGCTTGAACTAAAGTTCTTACCAACTTCTGGATCATTCTTTGATGAAAAGACTTGTATGGTTTTACAGGATCTTGTTACGGAACCAAAAGAAGTATTTAAACTATTTAATGGTGAAGTGTGGAAATTTAAAGATTCTGAACCAGGAAAGTTCTATCTTATTGGGGTAGATACAGCTCCTGAACATGGAGAGGATAAGTCCGCTGCAACTGTTTGGGATTTTGAAACTCTTGAGCAGGTGTGGGAATATCAGGGAAAATGTAAGGTAGAAGATTTTATTAAAGTTATAAAGTATGCATGTGGCAATTATCAAAATGCTACTGTTGTTGTAGAAGATAACTCATATGGAAACCAGGTGATAGAGTCTCTCAATTCAAGTGAGTATGGTCATATGTTATATAAGCAAAAGATTGGAGATAGGATAAGACCTGGTCTTAATACGAACGTAAAAACAAGACCGCTAATGATTGATGCACTATATTCTTATGTAAGTCAATTTCCAGAAATGGTTAAGTCAAGAAGACTTGCTCTTGAGTTAGTTGGATTGATAAGTAAACCAAATGGAAAAGTTGAAGCTGATGTTGGTTGTACAGATGATATTGCTCTATCAACAGCAATGGCGTTTTACGTCAGAAAATGGGATCCCCCACTATCAATCAATTTACAAGGTTCAGAAGCTGGAGATTTCTTAAAAGAAATCATGGGATTGAATACAGATAACCAAAGAGTTAAAAAACCTGATATGTTACCAGAAAATTCTCAGATTATGAAAGACATCAGAAAGAAAGTTGAGGATGGAGATGTTCAAGGATTTACAGATATTCTAGGAATGTATAGGGGATAATTATTAATGAGTGTAATAAATGAGTTTGAAGTTGTTCCTATTCCATTTATAACTTATCCAGTTGCAAATTTTGATGGATATAAATTATATGGATCTCCAGTTTTGCGGAGACAATTTTTAAATGCATTAGCAAATACTCCTAAAACAAAACCTATAATTGGTACAATAAATTATTTAGTCAATAATAAAATTATAATTCCGTGTATAGTCAAGAAAGGAATATTTGATTACATAAAATATAAAACAATAAATCCAAACCAGAGATTTGCAGAATCAATTCCAGTTCTAGGATTCTATGATAGTAGAAATAAGAAAGTATATGTGGTTACTAATAATAATCATGTATTCTTTGAATCAGATTCAAAAGCTCTTTTAGCTAAGTATACGATTCATGAGTTGATGCATAAAGTTGCTGAAGAGGATTCAAATTTTCTTAGTAATTATAAAGATGAGTTACAGCAATTCTATTCAGATATGTTTACTGAGATGTTTAAGTTAAAAAATAAAGTCGATGTTATGCCAATAGTTACATTTATATATAATATGGAAATGACTAATTATTATACAATGGATAAGTTTAAAACTTATTATAATTTACTAGATTCAACATTTAAAAATCATACTGGATTGAAAAGGAGCGATTATGAAAAAATGTTGAATGATTATATGTTATCTGCAAAAGTTCTTTTATCTGGTGCAGGAGGATTTAAAAAGGCTGCAAATAATTTTGGTCATGTTTTAAATCCAATTTATAAAGCTTACAAAACTGCATTTGGAATAAATTTAAGATATTTGGTAATTCAGGAGCTTATAATTGTTTCAGAAGTTATATGTATATATTCTGAAACTAAAACAAATAGTAAAATATATAGTTCAATAAAAAATCTAGTGAAGTAATTTAATGGAGATTAAACAATAGAATGGCACCAAAGGATAAAACTCCAAAGGGACCTCCTAGGATAGATAGATCAAAACAAATAAACTCAATGTCCAAGCTTATGCGAGATGCAAATGAAGCGACGAAGAAACAGCAGCAAATGTCTAGATCCATTAATTCATTAATGGTTAAACAATTAGAAGAGCAAAAGAATACAGCAAAGAATAAGAGAACACCTTTAGCAGAGAGCAAAGATGTTAAAGAGATACATAATTCTGTAAATGAGATACTCAAAAAATTGGGATATGTTGTTGATAATCTATCACAAGGAACTAAAAAGATAACCCTTGAAACAGCAAAGGCAACAAAAGAAGCAATTGCAGAATATGGTAGAGCTGTAAGTTCTGATATTAGTGTTAATAAACAAAATATAGTTGCAATGGCAATTGCTAAGTCATCACCAATACTCGGGTATTTTACGTCTAAATTTTTTGAAACTACAATTTTCAAAAGAATGGCAGAAAAGACAAGACAGAAATTTCAAGATATCTTTTCTGGCGTTGGTGATAAGTTTAAGATAATGTTTTCCAGAATGATTGAAGGATTTAAAAATTTCTTTCATATTGGAAAGCGTGGAAGAGAAAGGGGAGAGGAAGCAAGATTCAAAAGAGTTCCTGCAATGCAGTCTGGAGGTTATGTTGAAAAAGGTGGTCTTGCTAAACTTCATGCAGCTGAAGTTGTAGTTCCAGTAGAGAAGTTTTTGAAGACTATTAAAGAGTCATTCACTCTTGCAAAAGAAGATAACAAAAGAATCATAGAAGAACTAAGACTTCTTCGTTATGGTCTTCTTGGATTTATGGGTGAATTTCAAACTAGATTAGTAAAGACATTTATGGATTTTCCTCTTGTTAGAAAATTAGCTGGATTTTTTCGTGCAGTGGCAGCAATAGGAAAATTCTTTACATATGCAAGAGGGAAATATAGAAGAATGCTTCCAACAACAGGAAACCCTCTTGGTATAATTTCTGGAACATTGGGTTTAATATTTACTCAAGGAATGTATAAGCTTGATGTAATAATTCATCATTTGGCTACTCTTATTAAATGTGTTTGCGGTGCTTCACCAACACTTCCAAATATTGGTGCTCCAACTACAAAAGCTGATGATTTAAGAAATTCATACAGATTCTTCGGTGGGTTTAGTGGAATGTTGGGAACTGGAAAAAAATCTGGTGCAGGACTTAAAGATAAAGCAATAGATGCATATGGTAATGCAAGTAAAAGAGCAGTACAAACAAAAGAGAAGATGATATTAATGGCAAATAATCCAGAAGAAGCCAAAGAAATGATGGCATCTGTATATGGGAGAATAGGATCTTGGTTTCGTTTAAGAAAACAAAGATATGATGATAAAAAAGCAGTAGAAAAAATGTACGGTGTCGGATCTAGTGGTACAGCTGCAAAAGAAAAAGCAAAGGGTATTTTTTCAAATGTTTTAAGATTTGTTAGTTCCCCACAAGAAGCAACAGCAATGGTTTCTGCAGCTGTTGGTCCTGCACAAGCAAAAGCGTTAGAAGCAAAAATTAAAGCTGAAGAAAAAATATCAGGATTTAGAAAAGGAATTAAAGAAAAGGGTGAAACATGGAAAGACTTCTTAAAAGGTGGACCAAAAGCTGTAGGTAAAAAGTTTGATGGTTTAAAAGATAAGATGGATGCTGTTGCTAGAAATACCAAACAAATAGCAAAAGGTATGTGGGAATGGACTAAGTTTTTTATAAAGCTTCCATTTAAGTTAGCATTCTGGACTCTTATAACACTCCCAAAAACTCTTTTCAATAGTATGAAGTGGTTGGTGAAAAATATTGGTGGAACATTAATGGATCTCTTTATGATGTTCATTATGCCAGCAATATCATCAATTGGAAGTTTGATTGGAAAGGTTTTAGGATTCCCATTTAAATTGGCAGGAAGAGGTATTGCCGGAGCTGGAAGAATGGTGGGTGGTGGTTTAGCTGGGATGGGAAGAGGATGGGCTAAAAGAGCAGGTGGAGCAGGAAAAGCAATGCTCGGTGCTGCTGGAGGTTTAGCTGGTGGAGCAATGGGAGTAATGGATGCACTTGATGCAATGAAAAGTGCTAAATCTTGGGGAGTTAGTACAACTGCTGCTGCAGTCGGTGGATTCCTTGGTGGAAAGGGCGGCGCCGAAGGAGCAATGGAAGGTGTTGCAAAAGGTGCTGGTCTTGGAATGATGATTGGAAGTGTATTTCCAGGTGTTGGAACTGCCATTGGTGGAGCAATTGGAGCAATTGCTGGTGGTGTTTTGGGATTTGTTGGTGCTGAAAATATTTCTAAATTTATAGATCCAGTAATGAGTTCAGCAGAAGAATTTGTTAAAGGTATATATGACTTTATCATGTGGCCATTCAGAACAATCAAAAGTCTATATACTCAAGCAAAAGAGTTTATCAATAACCAAATTGATGCTATAAAACAAGAAGGTGTATTTGGTTATCTATTTAATGTTATAGTTGATTTTGCAAAACTAATTGGAAATCTTATAGTTAAGATAAAAGATGTTGCTCTTGATATGATTGGAGCAACACTACCCATATTGAAACCTGTTCTAGAGAAACTAAAATCCGGAGCAGGGGCAGCAATGGATATGGGTGGGAAAGCTCTTGGTGCTGTAGGATCTGCTGCAGCAAGTGAATATGAAAAATCAGCTGCTGCAATAAGTGCAAGAGTAGCAGGAGAGCAAGGAGATGCATATCCAAGACCAAGATCAAGAGTAACTGTTGATCCTGAAACAACTATAGCAATAAGAGATGCAATTCTTGAAGGATATAGTGTAGTTGGAAAAGTCCTAAAAGAAGAAATGCAAGATCAAGCTACATCCATAGCTGGAAAAGCTACAGAGGCAGCTAAGAAACAAGAACCAGTTAACTTTGCTGATATGCTTAATAGACCAGCTGTTACACCAGATAAAGTTAAATCAATTGTTGAAAAATCTAATCGGGAATTAATTCCTACAGCTGCTCAGGTTCTAGCTACTGGAACCATGGCACTGACAGATTCAATAATTACACGAGCTGGACGTGGTGTTCATATTGAAGGATTGAATCCTGAGTTTGCATCTAAGTTTGCTGGAATGGCAAAAGAGTATACACAAATTACTGGAAAGAAACTAACTATTACTGATGCATTTAGATCCAGAGAAGAACAAGCAAGACTGTATGCTGCAAAACCTCACCTTGCAGCACCCCCAGGTCGTTCAAGGCACGAGAAAGGGACCGCCATAGATATGGATTCAAGACAAGCGAATGAACTCTATACAAGTGGTCTTATGGAGAAGTATGGATTCTATAGACCAATGTTCCCACCTTGGGGTGGTGGACCAGGAAAGAAATCTGAACCATGGCATGTTGAAATGGCAAGAACAAGTCAGGTCGGTGATGCATATCCAGCTGTTAGACTTAGTCAAAAAGAAATAGCTAGAATGCAAGTTGGTGATGCATATGCAAGTGCTGATATGTTAGCGAGTGCAGCAAACGCTAGTGGAATGAATATGAAAGGTGCATTGAGTGGATTAGGAAGAGAAACCAGTGCTACATTATTAAGTGTAGCAAATGTTATTTCAAATAATATCAATAATGCAATAAGTAATAAATCTGGTAGTGGAAGTGGATCACAACAAGATCCAGTTCTACAAAGTATTCTAACTGGAGATTTCGGATAAGAGGATTTAATAAATGATAAAACTAGAAGATATCATTGGATTACCACCAGCAGGAAGATTAATGTCCAACGATATTTTAAAACGAAATACTATGCCCATTTTGGATATAACGCCATGTACACCTTCAATGGGAACAGCTATTAATTTATATACATTACAATCTGCTAGACGTGGCGGCGATGATAATTTTGATGCTAAACTAGAGAATTTGGGATTCTCCGTTAATGATCCAATTAGATTTGCATTTCAAGCAGAATCTTTTCCATCTGATACATTTTCTAATGAATATGGAGAAACATTCTTAAATAGAATGACAGATGTTGCATCTGAAGGAATGAGTGAACTGATGCAAATGACCAATACAAAAACAGGAAGTGAAGCAATTAAAAAATTAGCTAACTCTGCGAAAGAAATGGGTGGTATTACTGGTACAATTGGTTCTTTCATTGGTCAAAAAAATGAACAAATGGACAAATGGTTAAAAGAAGAAAAATCTGGTGGAGCTCAATTAGCAAATAAATTAATCGCAGGACAGAGAATCGACTTCCCACAAATATGGAAAAATAGTGCATTCAATGTTTCGTATTCAGTAACAATAAAATTATATAATCCAAAACCTTCAGATGATGATGCACATGAAAAATTTATACTTGGACCATTAGCTCTAATTTTATTATTAGCTTCTCCAATGTCAGATGAGACAGGTGAGTCATATAGATGGCCATATTTTCACAGAATTAGATGTCCAGGATTATTTAATATACAAGCTGGAGCAATTACAAATGTTACAGTAACAAAAGGTGGTGACCAAGGTCAAGTTGCATGGACACAAAGAGTTGGTCAAGTCGATGTTAGATTAGATTTCATCAATGTTTATAGTAGTATAATTTCTGGAGGAAAGGAAGATCTAGATAGACCAACAATTAAATCATATATTGCAGCAATGAGAGAAAAAAATGATATTATGTATATTTATGATTTAGAAGAAGAAAATATTGGAGTGGGAGCTACACCAGGAGAATTATTTGCAAATCAAGAAACATTTACAAAAACTGTTGCTCCAGATGCATTAGACCCATATGAAACAGATTTAGAAAGAATCCTTGAAGAAAAAACAATTATAGAAGAAGATATAATTGATGACGCAAATGGGAAACTTCCAGAACCACCTCCGATACAAGATCTTCGTAGTAGAGAAATGGGAGAAATTGCTGTTGATTCTGGAGGAAATGCATTAACAGGAGATATTGCATTAAAATCTGCAGAAGAGAGATATTATGGAGGTATCCAAACAAATGTTACCCAATCTGCTGTAAGGACAATGCAAGAAACAAGACAACAAACACAAAGTCAAAATGCATATCAGCAAATTTTTAATAATGCAGCAAAGATGATAAAACGATAATTAACAAATTGAGTTTCGCATGACCATAGTAATATAATAAGCAAGAAACAAACTAATAAGAAATTGTGTCTGAGAACTCAATTTGTTAAATCTATTTTTATAACCAATCTCATCTATAAGTTTCTCTAATAGATCCCAAATTAACTTCTTGAAGTATATTTCTTTATTAGTTCTCTTCGTTGCCATCAAATCTCTAAGATATTTAAAATAAGCACTCCCACAAATCTCTTTAACATTATTTAAATCCTTAATAAAAAATACTAGAATTCCCCTAACATCATCTGAGTATTTTGTATTACCAAGTTTATCAACCAATAATGTTGAAAGAGATGTGCTAACCTTAGTCAGACTTCTTGCATCATCAATTGCTTTTCTATCTATTTCCCTATAAACTGTAATTTTCTTTGTAATATCGGTTACTAATCTTTCACCACGATCCATCGAGTCATATTGGTACTCATCTCCAGATTCAGTTTCCTGTGGTGACCTGTATCCTATTCCTGATTTACTTAGTTCATAATATGTTCGCAAAAATCCTCTAACACTTTGAGCAACTCTATGTCTTGATTCTGTAATGAATTTAGCAATACCATCTGGCGTTGCTTCATATATAATATTAGTATATCTTTTTGTTAGTTCTTGTGCCAGATAATAGAGAGCATTTGGAATTGTTTTTTCTCTTGCAAACAAATGTGTTCTGGCAATTCTATCTAGAGATGCTGAAAATATCGCTGGATTACAATATGGTAAATTACTGCTCATATAATTTGTATATTCTCTGATGATAGTATATACCATAGATGTAACAAAAGAAGTTGCATCTCTCTGATGTAAAAAATAATACATCATAAATATAATAAAATTTCTTTGTGGATCTTGCTGCAGTAAGAATCCTGCCGCTTTTGTTCCAGCATAGAATTTTTTTACATGATTTTTGATATCTTTCTCGTTTAGCCCGCACATTGAAAGCATTTCAAAATAGTCTTTTTTGAGAGATGGATAGTAGCAAGGTTCTGATAATGATGACAATTCGTGGGCAACCCTTTGAGTTAAATAAGCTTTAATTCTAGCTTTGTCGATATTACTCTTTGATAGTAAATCTTTCATTATATTAATCTCGGTAATGCTATCTTTTGTGTTTGAATTTTTTGTTTTGCATTTTGGTATCTATATATTAGTTTTTGAAATTTCATTATTTCTTTATCAAGTCTTGCAAGACATAGATCTCGGTCTGCACTTTTATTGCATTTTGATCTATTAGCTTTTAAACTTTTTAAAATATTATTACAAAATTCAATTCGACAATTTAGTATTGCAATCCTTTTGTTATTAAAACCAACTATTTTTTTCTCTCTAGCCAACTGATTTACCTTATCAAAACAAGCTCCCATTTTTTTGTCTTGTGTGTTGACTATCTGCTGTCCAATAATTGAACCAACAAATGCACCAATAAGAATAGGACCCAATGCTATTTCCAATTGCTCATCAAGATAATTTGTATAGAAGTCAAATTCTTTCATATTTTCTCTCCTCATTATATGGCTCTAATAGAAATACTACCCTCTGTAAAATATAGGTATTCTGGAGTATATCTTAATAACTGATCCTGGGTAAATTGATCCAAGTCAAAATTAAAGAATATATCAGAAGCCGGTTTTATTAAGTTACAATAAGCTACACCATCAATAGATTGAATAACTGATATTATTTCTGATCTATACAGAGGGACATTTGCACCAAAGAATTGACTAAATACTGAATATATAACGCTTTTTACTGTATTTGCTAATTGAACATCTGTCCCAGAATAACTACTTGTTTTAAATACTTCAGCCTCTATTAGTAATGGAATTTGATATACTGGATCTAACCATTTGGAACCATTGAAAATATACTTTTTGTCTTGGTTTGAAACATATACTATATCATTACTTGATGGATCTTCAAACTCCCATGTCATTGAGACATCATCAATTATTGTAGCATACTTATTTCCATAACCATCCCAACTACTTCCAGGAACTGGATCATTTGCAACAATATATCTGTCACCAATATTTCCAGCAAGTGGTGGGTTACATTGAATATCTAGAACAGGAAGTTTAGTAACAGTATTATATTGCATATTGGTCATAGCACCATATGAATTTACAAACTTCAAATTGGTAAAGTCTGTAATCATTCTATACTTATAAAATGTCATTGTCTCAACAATTTTTTGTAATACCTGTGTTTCAAAATCTCGTTTATTTATTGAATCATAATATGTCTTCTTCACAGCAGGAATATCATATATGATTAGACTTGTTGAGTCAATTTCCATATTTGACATCATAAAGTCTTTTAAAGCTCTTCTAAATGTAAACTTTGTATAATATCTACCAAATGGAGTCCCCAGGTGTGAAAGTGTAAAATAATATGTTAATTCTCCTGATTGGATGATAGTATAAGGATCAAATGTATATGTAAACTTTCTACTTCCTGAATCATTAGTCATTGTAAATTTTTGGTTTGTTTCTAATATTGCTAATTCACATTCACATACTGAATAATCCAGTTCGTCTGAAGTATATGATAATTCTATATTTGCTAGGTCTCCTGATTTAGACATCAAAACCTGAGTTGCATATAAATTATATGTTGAACCATAGCTTGTTACAAGTGTTGGAACCAACTCAATTTCATACATTATATAATGATAATTAACACTCTTATTAATAGAATCAACAGTCATATCAAAAACTGTGTAGTATTCTTCTCCATTATCAATTATTATTGTATCTCTTGGAATATACACAACTGAGGGATCTGTTTCTAAAACTACATTTCTAGTTGGAACAATATCATTTCCAAAAAGAATACTAGTAAAGAGCTGGATTTCATTTACTTTAACATCAGATCTTTTTAATACAGGAACAGATGCTCCAGCTAGAGGTGAGTTTTCAATAACAACATTAGCAGCTTTATAGTCTGTTTCTGAAACTAATCTTCCGAGTGCTGTCAGGTTTGAAATTGCGTTTGATCTTATTTCTTCAATTGATTCTTCGTCTTCTCCACCAAATGCATCTGAAGTATTTATAACAGAATAGTTTAAAATTCTTGTATAACCAGATAATGTAACTGTATAAATCCTATCTCCAGAAACTATTGAACCAGCTATTACATTTCCATCTTCTCCTTCTGTTTCATAGACAGTAACTTTTACTGTAGACCCTGGAAGTGGTTGAAACCCAATGAGTCCGTTTCCAAAATATATTCTTCGACCAAAGGATGTTCTTCTGGAAACATACCCGAAGTCTGTAGATGTCATCAGATACAGACTTTGATATTCAGAATATAGTGTCCATGATGTTCCGTCAGGATCTTTAACTTCAACAGTCATCTCAGAAACTTTCCCTTTTAATGGAACATCAATAGTTGTAAACTGATATCTTTGTAAATCACTATCAATTTGGAATTCTTGAATAGTCTTTTTATACTGTCTAAGAGGAAGGACAAATGAAAAACTTGGTGTTGCTGTTGTAGAATCAACAACAACAGGAAGCGAGTAAACTTTATTACCCTCTGTTATTTGAACTGTAACATAACTATTATTATAAACAGTAACATCTGCTTTATAATATGTTTGAAATGTAATATCACTACCATAAAATTTAAACGCTTCAGGAATAGTAAATCGTGCAGTAGAATCTTCAAAACCAAATGGAACAGTCATCAAGACATTTACAGTTGAGTATTTTGCTTCTCTTGTGTTATAACCAAGAAAAGCTGATAAGTTCAGTATAGATTCTGGAAGTTGTGCAGTTGTTAAAAAGAACTCTCTATATACAGAAGTTTCATAAAAAAGAAGATTTGATGTTAAGGTAGACAATGTATTAATTACAAACGATAAGAAGGAAGACTTTGTTAAAACAATATTTTCAAGTTCTAAGTATTGTTTTGCAAACTCCGTAATTTGGTTTACAATCTGATCTCTAGATAAGTATATTTGATCAGATATAGTAGTAGATGGCATTTGTTATACTCCCTTATACAAAGTAAAATCCCGAGTTTGAATCAAATAAATTTTTTAGTCTTCCTTTCAAAGTATCATGTTTAGATAACATCTTTGTCATTAATGCGGCTTCTTCTATAGTATGCATTTTTTTATCATAATCATAAAAAACATATGTATTAGTTAATTGCTGATTAATCATTTCTGTAGTTACAGTCTGTTCAACAAAAAGTTTCAACTTCCAATATGACTTATCTGTTCCTGGTGCATGTTGTATTCCAGTGACTGCAAATATAGAATTTCTATCCGGAAGCATCCTTTCTGAAATTAAATAATCTTGATTGAATTTAACCATATCGTTAGCTAATGGGACGAAACCATAGTTAGCTGGAACAACTAAACCAGATTCTCCTTCATTTACATAGCCAATTTCTTGTGCATCAAAAATAGTTTGGGTTTCTTCAATCCAAAATACTGGAAGAAGAAGATATCTATCCCATTTCATTCCTGTTAGTTGACCAAATTTCTCGTATGATCCCCCCATTAAATATGTATTATCCCATACAGTTGTTGTTTTGTTGATATGATAATAAGTGACTAAAAATGGAATTGCATGGACTGCATAAGTTTCATGAATTAGTTTCCAGTACTCATTTATGTAATCATACAATCTTCCATATAGTTGCATTTATCTTTTTCCTGATCTTAGTTGTTGCAGTTTTAATTTTGCAGCAGCAATCTTTTTCTTCTTGTCAATAATTTTTTCGTTAATATTTTTGATTATTTCATCTCTATTTTTATATTTTTGTTTTATAACTTGTTTCTTTTTATTTGCTAGTAACAGGATATCATCAGACATTAACATTATATAACGTAATAATTTTGCAACCATTTTTTGTTCTTGCTCATTAACGTTACTCATTTTTCTTAATTGTAGTTTTTTAAGTTTAGTTTGTAATTTAGCTTCTGAATCTATTTGTAACTCTTTCCAATAAAGTAAAATTTTACCTAATCTTTTTCTACACCTATCTGGGTTTCCTGTATGATCACAATCATAAAACTCAGATTGAACTTTTTTAATAACATTTTCAATTGATTTTAAATTGCATCGTTTGAAACAAATAGTTTTATTCTTATTATTTTTAATTATATAACAATCTACTGCACATTTGTAATCATACATGTCATATAATTTTCTAGTTACAAAATAAAGAACTCCACCAGGAAGAAAAACAGCTGCTGTAGCAAGACCTTTATCTAAAATATATCTAACTTCATATGATATAACTGGAGGTTTATTTTTTTTATATTCTAACAAATTATTCACATTGTTAGATATATACTCTAAATATAACTCAGTTATATTACTCATATCTATGCAGCAGATCTTTTTACTTTTGCAAGACTAATCAATTCCTGCTGTAATCTTTTCTTCCATGTAATTATCTCTTTCTGAATTTTTGCCTTGCACTTTGCAGGATTATTTGTTAAATCGCATTGAGCAAATTGTTTATTCAACTGTGCAATTATTCTCTTTGCAGCTTCAGCTTGACACTGATGTTTAACTTCCAATTTCTTATGTGGAGAAGGAGCCATTGCAGCTTTTGCTCTACATGGATCAGAAAGTTTTCGATATAGATAATATGCACCAGCACCGAGCAATGCACCTCTGATTCCACCTTTAGCCATTCCTGGTTTATATCCACCAAAAACTTTTAGTGCCTTTGAACCAGTTGCAATATGACCAATTTTTCTTCCTACTGCAGCAGCAGCAGTATATTTTACACCTTTCTTAAACTTTGATTCATAATCTCTCATCTCTTCTCTCTCGTTTACATTTAGAGGATCACCACCAAAAAGAAGAGGTAGAGCTTCATGATATTTTAGTTCAAGAACCTTTTCACAAAGCTTTGTGTGTTCTTCTACAGATAGTTTCTTCTGTAGAGTTTCACTCTCCATTACAGCTTTGAGTAGAATTTTTTTGCATGCTGACTCAACTAATTTTTTATCTAACATGATATAATAATCCTCCCATTCTTCTAAACTTTTATTCTGTCTAAGTCTCCAAATTTTGCCATGACCCTGCTTGATACCATTCCCAATGTCTCCGGTGTAATAACATCACTTAATTCTAAATCAATTTGGCCTTTTACAACATAGAATCTTTTTTTATTTGTACTTTCTTCTTCGTTAAATGTTATTAATAAATTTGATTTTATATATTTGCCTTTATTCTTAATCTTTGCTATATATATTTCCTCAAGTTTTGATACAGAACATGGAATTTTTTCAATTACAGAAAATCTCTCATCAAAATAGTCGATTTCCTCGCTTAATAGATCCTCGACTATTTCATTAGAGATTTTAGCAACTAATTGAGCATAGAAGACAGATTCATCTTCTTTGGATCTTCCAATCAATACTAGATATAAACTATGAGTATCTGATATAGGAATCATTAAAGTATGTGTATTTCGAACGTGCTTTTTCTTAAACAAACCTTTGTAATGTTTAAGAACGCTATAATATAGATCCATTTATTATTCCTTATGACTGAATAGCATTAAAGTATTTATTTTCATCTATAAATACTTGTAAATTCTCTTCATGACCTTGATAGTTAATATAAATATTGATAACAAATCCTCTTCTATCTTTAAGAAATTTTACATCTACTTTTTTAATATTTGCTCTATCATCATAATAGAATAATCTTTCGTAAACTTCTCTTTTTATTCCTTCTAAAGTTCTAGCATCCGCTGGGGCAAAAACATACTTATATAATTCACATCCATATTCTGGATCATGATCTACAGTTCTCACTGGAGTCATTAAAATATTATTCCATGAGTTTAAAATAGCTTGTAGTCCCTCCAGTCTAGTAAAATCACCTTTAGAAGAAATTTTAGATGTATAATCTGCATAACTAGTAGAAGTTCCAACTACTAGTTTGTTGAATCTCTCAAATGCATTTGCCATTATTTTTTAGCTCTTTGTTTTTGTTGTGCTTGAAATTGTTGTGCTTTTTCTTGCATCAATTTTGATCTTTCTTCTTCCAACTCAGACTTCCATTTCAACATATTATAAAACCTTTTAATAGGCATCAGCATAATTGTATCATACTGCAATTTAAGCATTTCAATTGCTGAAAAAATATTTAGTTCTAAACTTTTTCGGTACTCGTCAATTTTATCCTCATGAACTGTATACCATTCGAAAAAAGTTTTCAACTAGATCAATAGTGATTGTCTCCTCATTTCCACAATGGATACAAAACGTTTTCATTTTTAATTCAATATTATACTTACCAAATTCTTCATTATATTTTTCATATATAGATCTCTTGTCCTTTGCAGGAAGACTTCGGTAAGCGTCAATAATATCATTTCTATCAACCCATGTGATTGGTTCAGTAGATTCTGGAACATCCTGTTCAAATTTATCAATAATTAGAGTTTCAACAATATTATCAATTGTTAATCCAGGTGCTGCAGAAAGAGTTTTAATTGCTTCAACTTCGTCAAGAAGAACTGGTTGTTTCAAATAAGCTTTTACACCTTTTGAAACTGGTAAATCAACTACAACTTTTCTCTTTCTAATATCATCAGTACCAGGATATGGATTGATATTAAATGTAGTAGATGCTTTAACTGTAACAGGATAATCCTTTCTACAGTTTCCACATTTAATATCATAGTTTCTAATTTCTTCATATGTAATATGATAAAGACCATATAAGAGAGCATCTCTATCTTTTAGAGTAACATTTTCTAAGAAACTTTTAAAATCTTTAACTACTTCTGGTTTTGAAATTAGCGACTCATATAAACATTTATTCAGATGTTCTGTAATTTTCTGAGGTGTTAAAAGACTTCCTTTTAATCTTTCCTCTTCCTGAACATTCAAAGATCTAATCGTAAATGACAATTTCGTTTGTGGAGTTATGACTTCGTACTCAGGATACTTGAGGTTAAATCCTTTAAACATGATAAATCTCCTTTCGGTTTGTTACATTGTTTACTTTTTTTCTTTAGCTGCTTTAGCTGCTTTAGCTTTAGTTTTGAGAGCGGCCATCTTTTTGTCTCTTTCTTCTCGGCACTTTGCCATACAAACTTGTCGTTCTCGTGTATTAATTTTATATGTTCCGCATTTTTTTGTACACTGGTCAAAAGAAGCTCTAATTGTTCTATAAACTGCCCACCACACAGGACCAAGACCGAAAATTAACCCTGCAACAGACATTGCAGTTTTTCTTCCAGTTGTTGGATAATACTTTTCTTCTTCAGTGAGAAGTCTATAAGCAGGAGAAGTTCTAAACTCAGAAATAACCTTTTTTGGATTCTTTACTTCAACTACCATTTTTCCAGTAAGAAGAAGATGTGCTATCTGAACATCGTCAGCCTCTTTAATATAGTTAAATGCAATTTCTTTAGCACTTTCTGACATATCTGAAAACTCGATAACATAGTCTGCTAACCATTTTAGTTCTTTCATATTACTTATCTCCTTTTGTTAAATTGAGTATTGATGAACTATATCCCTTGATCCAATAAGAGCAGGAATATAGTTACTTACAATCTTGTCTTTTACCCAAGGTTCATGCCATGGTGTATCACAATTAAATTCAATTTCAATATCAAGCTTACCAATTGTTTCAACATCACTTGAGAAGAGGTCCTGTGGATCTTTTGTTGGGAATACACCATCATATGCAGCATAGTATTCTATTGTCATAGCATCAGGAGCTGTAGTCCAATAGAATAGTGTAGCAGCATAAGTCCTATTACTGTATCCAACACCTTCATCTGTGTCTTCAAGTTCAGTAACACCACTTCTATAGTCCCTAATCATCTTAACCCAACCATGCATAATGTCAAGAATGGGGGTTTTACTGAACTCAAGGAACTTGATGGAAATTGAGTTTCCATAATCTACGTTACCAGGAACTGCCCATTTAATTCCACCAAGCCCTGTAAACTCAATCTTAGAAAGAGTTCCACCAGGAGGAGTTACAGATAAACAGGATGCTGCCAATACTTTTTGAATATCGCCAACACTGTCCATCTGACTGATACCTCGAGATGTGTACTTAGTAAGAGCTGCAGGAAATTTATCAAACCAAATAAAGTGATATCCTGACACATATGGATCAGCAACTCCAACAGATGTTCCACCAAACTTCCTAGTTAAAAGGTTACTTGTAAGATTCTTGAATGAAGTTTTCATTCTACAATTTCCTCCGTTTTGTTAATCATCGAAAATTTTAAATTTCCACAATCCCAGATTCGATAGTATCCTTCTTGTAACCTCAAGACCCATTCTGGGATATTTGATGGTTCTTCTTCTTTCTTTCTCAAGTTAAATCTATGAATTCTCTTTGTCCCATCTTTTGTATACCAATAATTAGGTTTTGTAATTGAATTTAAGTTAAATCCTAATTTATAATAGACATCTCCATCACTCCATCTTCTATCAGCATAACTAAATATCTCTTTCCATTTAAAATTTTTCTTAAAATAACTAAGTAATTTTCCAGAAATACCAGGTATATGATATCCTATTTTTATACAAAATCTACTAAGTTCCCAAACATATTCTGTTTTCTTACTCCCCTTGGATATGTTTCCATGACTAAATGTCATAATAGAAACTAACTCATCATTATAAAAAGCACCAATTGCAATTTCTGAAATATCTGAACCTTGAAGATGATAGCTATTTAAAAAGTCATTCTTGACTTTATTATCTATTACTCTTTTAATAGTACATTTTCTTCCGTGTATTCTTACAATATCATCATATTTGTTATTTAGAATAATTCGTTTAAGTCTTGATTTAACAATTTCTTTTTTTAAAACCCACTCATCCTCAAAAACTTGAATTAACTTAATTCCATTCTTATCACATATAGAAAGTTTTTTACAATGATAATTAACTGGATCTTTTAGTATTCTGTCAGAATGCCAATAAATTCCATTATACTCAATTGCTATATTTTTACTTGAAATAAAAATATCCAGTTCTATATTATCAATTTTTTCATTACTCTTACAAGTAGGATCTAAACTATAGACAAAATTAAATAGTTCTACTTCTTTATTAGATCTACTATAACGAATTTGGCAACTACAAGGATACATTCTTTGAGAAATATTAAAAATTGATTCTTTAAATATTTTGTTACATTTTAAACACCTTATTTCTGTTTCCTTATTGTAACAACTTTCATAATTACTAGAAACTAGTTGCAAATCTAGTACTTCTAGCTGCTTTCTAATAATAGGTAGCCTATTCTTTCTAAAAGTAGTTAGAGTTTTTTCTTTTATTTCTTCAATCTGATTAGCATTTTCATTTCCATACCGTTCGAAGTTAGTTTTCTTTCGTTTATTTTTAATTTGTTCCAGATCATTTCTCAAATAAGATTCTCTAAACTTCTCTTTTCTATTTTTATTATTATTTGAGCACCGTAAACTACAAAATTTTTGATATCCTCTGGTCAAATCTAAAAAGTTTGTTTTTTTCCCACACTCTTCACATTCTTTAGAGTTTCCAAGATATTTATCATAGTATTCTTGTGAAGTTATATTATGGAACCTTATGTGTTGACTAAGAGCTTTTGTTGATACTAATTCCTTTTTACATACTTCACATAACATTTACTACTTCTCACCTTCAGCTGATTTAATATCTTTCAATACTTGAGACCAACTTTTGAATGTAATAGCTAAATCGTCAATAATTTTAAATGCTCCAATCTTTTCAGATGTAATATCATCATAATGAATGTCATACCTAGTTAACCATTTTCTCATATCAGCAATTTGTCTTTGACAATCTCTATTTTCTTTACATGAAGCTCTCGTAGAAAATATAACTATTTCATATCTATTTTTTAGTATGTCAATCGCCTCTTTTGCTCCAGTAGTTGGAATATCATATATACTTCCATCTGCCCAACCTTTAGAATATTTATGTATAGTTCCATCAAAATCTATAAGTAATCTCTCTCTTTCAACTATATTTCCATCCTCATCCATGTAAACTCGTTTTACAGGTTTTTTAGGAACACCTGTATGATAAGAATCCATAGGAAAAATAGACTCGTTATTTTGAATTTGTTCTAAGTATGCATCCAAATTCCGCATAAATACTCCATTTGGAATAATAATTTTATCGTAAGATTAACACATTAGTTTATATTTTGTTCTCAATTTAGATACAGATTAGTATAAGAAACTATATATATTAATTAGTGAAAGGAAGAATTGTGAACTAAATTTATATGGAGGGGATTATGGTAGAATATGCAATAGTAGGATTTTTAATATTTTCAACTTTATTTTTTCTAGCATCTGTATATGGTGAGAAGAAAACAATGAATGATAAATTAGTAATAACTGGATGGGCGTTATCATCAATTCTAGGAGTTATCTCATTAGTCTTATACTTAGTTGCATTAAATTCTGTAAGTTCTACTAAAATAGTATTACTTTCAATTCTTTCTAATAATTTATTGATTATAAGTTTGATTGTATTCGTTTTGAGTGTTATTAATACAAAACGATTATTTCGTTCAAGAGAGAGGAAACGTAAATATGCTTCTCCAAAAAATTGAAATAATACCAATTTACCACCCACTATGTAAAGCAATTTCAGCTATTTCTGTACTGTTTGTTTTTATGGTTCATTCATCTGACCTTCTATTACTAAAACATTCGATGGAATTTAACTGTCTAAAAACGAGAGATTATTATTCATATTTACAATACCCAAACCCATTATTATCAATTTTATCTCTTATGATAGTTGGAGATGCACAATCTGATGATGAAAAAGTAGAAAAAATATTATACTGGGTTTATACATCGTTTAAATACGAAACAGATTTTGATTTATACGGAGAATTAGATAAATGGGTTAAACCTATAGATTCATTAAAAATAATGAAAGGTGACTGTGAAGACGGTGCCTTTCTGATACATTCACTACTTCTCCATGCAGGTGTAAATCCAGATAATATAGTTACATCTGGTGGAATAGTAAAATCATATAAAGTAAAGAGTGGTAAGATGGTTCCTAATGGTCTAACTGGTCATGCATGGACGTCATATAAGAGACAATCTGATGGAGAGTGGGTTGCTTTAGATTGGTGTAATTATGATGAAACAAAAGTTCTAAAAGAAATAAAACCCCTTAAAAAAGATACTAATTATGTACTTACATTTATAGAATTTAATTACAGGAGAGAACCAGAAGTTCAAATTCTCAATTCGAAATTCTACGAAAGGTGAAACAATGACTGCTGAGCAAATTATTGAACGGTTGAGAAAAAGGGGATTTGAAGCCTACATTGTTGGTGGGGCAGTCCGAGATATGTTAATGGGATTAAAACCAAAGGATAAGGATATTGCTACTTCGGCAGAACCAGACGAAATTAAGCAAATTTTCAGTGACTGTAAATATTCATCTGGTGGAAAAACATTTTTGGTCTCATTTATTAATGGGATCGAAGTAGCAACGTATCGAAAAGATACATATCATGGACTCAATGCCAAAAAAGTAGACATCAAAAAAGTACGGACCCTTGAAGAAGATGTTATGCGGAGAGACTTAACAATTAATGCAATGGCATATGACCCATTTGAAGAAAGGATAATTGACTATGTCGGAGGACAAGAAGATCTCAAAAACAGAACTATCAAGTTTGTCGGAGATCCAAGAATCAGAATACATGAGGATCCAAATCGAATCATTAGAGCTGCTAGATTCATGGCTCAAATTGATGGAAATTTCGATGAGGACACCTTTCGGAATCTTCTTTTCTATTCAACGTATGTTTCTGAATATGTGGATAGGGAAAGGATAATGCTCGAAATCAAGAAAGCAATGAAGATTAAAAAAGCATCCATATTCTTCAAAGCTTTGCATGATATCAATGCTCTTGAGTATATATTTCCATCTCTTGATGCTTGTTGGAATCATAAGCACGGTCCTTATCATATTGAGGACGTGTTTTATCACAACATGATGTCTGGGGATAGCGTTTCAACAAAGTATCCATTAATCAAGTTAGCATCTTATTTACATGACGTTGGA